ATACCCCAAATGCGTGCCTGCTGCAAAAGCCGCCCGAATGACAGAATCGCAAAGGCGTTCTGCTGTTGCAAGAAAGAGAAGTAAAGCACAAGGTGTAGGTGGCAAACCTACAAATGTTAAAACATTTGCAAAAGCTTAAATAATTTATATAGTGCCTCTATGACAATAGAGGGAGATTCAGTAGAATACGAACTTCTACGAAAATGGACTTTAGAGCTTCCATTACCAGAAAATCCAAAACACGTAACTACAGCTGAAATAGGTGTGCGTAGAGGTTTAGGATCCAAGATAATAATGATGGCAATGCAGATGAAAATTAAAGATATTCCTTATCATCATATTGCAATAGATCCATATAACAATCTGAGTTACGTCCACTTTGATAATCAAGAACCAATTACAGCTAATTATGATGATGAAATGAAAAAAGAAATGTTAGAAGATTTTAAACATGAAAAAAATTATTTATTTTTCCATATGACAGATAGAGAATTTATGAACAGATTTTCTAAGGAAGAAGTAATATATGATTTAGTGCATTTTGACGGGCCACACACAACAGTTGATGTTCTAAGAGAAGCAGTATGGTTTGCAGATAGATCAAGAGTAGGAACTAGATTTGTATTTGATGACTATAAATACTATCAAATGAAATCAGTTTACCAGGCTTTACATTGGTGGGATTTTAAAGTTTTAGAAAAAGGAGATCACAAAATTTGTCTTCAAAAAGTATAAAAGTTATAGATAATTATTTATCTCAAGAAGAAGCGGACAGAGTTGAAAACGATATGGTACACCCGATGTTTCCGTGGTATTATCACAATATAATTACTCATTGGGATCATGAGATGAAAGATCCAAAAAAACATTTTCAGTTTGTTCACTCATTTTTTTTCGAAAATGAAATTACTTCAAAATATTATCTTATAATAAAACCTATTGTTGAAAAATTAGAGGTAAAATCATTAATTAGAGTAAAAGCAAATTGTATTACTTTGACTGATGAGAGAGTTTTACATGGTTTTCATACAGATTATGACGATAATGTAACTTCAATTTATTATGTTAACGATAACGATGGTTACACAGAATTTGAAACAGGAGAAAAAATAGAAAGTGTTAAAAATAGAATGGTTATATTTGATTCTAACATTAAGCATCGTGGAACCTCACAAACTGACAAACAAGTGAGAGTAAACATAAATTTTAATTATTATCCTAAAGATTGGAAGGGAACTTATGGATCTTAATACAATATCTTTAGTACAAAGAGCTATCTCAAAACGTTTAAACAGACTCAAGGAGACCGCTATATATAGTGTTGACACTATGGAGCAACTACAATATGTTAGAGGTCAAATCAAATCTTTAGAAGATTTGCAACAGGATCTTAAAGACCTGCTGGATAAACAGGAGATAGAAGATGAACAAGTCCACGGAGACACCGAAACGGACTGAAGCACTCTTAGACGCTTATAAAGCTGAAGAAGAAGTCAAAACAGTCCTTGATCCCAAAGCGATCAAAAAATCAACATTAGAAAGTCTACCTACACCTACAGGATACAGATTATTGGTTTTACCATACGCTGGACCTAAAAAAACAAAGGGTGGAATTATTCTTTCTGATACAACGCAAGAAACAATACAGATGACTACAGTTTGTGGTCTCGTATTGAAAATGGGAGATCTTTGTTATCAAGACAAAGATAAATTTCCAAAAGGGCCTTGGTGCGAACTAAATAATTGGATAATTTTTAGTAGATACGCAGGCTCAAGATTCAAGATAGAAGGTGGTGAAGTAAGAATTTTGAATGACGATGAAGTCATAGCAAAAATTGCAGACCCATCAGATATTTTGCACCATTATTAAGGAGGACAAATGGCTGAAGAAAACAAAACTCCCGAAGTGGAGTTAGACACAGATGGTGTCAATGAAGAAAATGTCGATATTGAAAGTCCAAAAGAACCCGATGAGTCTTTTGCACAAAAAGAAAATGTCGATCTAGGATATACTGATGTTACACAAAGTGGTAAATCGGCAAAAGAACTTTTACAGGAGACTAAAGAAGAACCTGAAGAAAAACCACAACCAGTAGAGCAAAAGGTTGAGGATGATAAAGGGGATTTAGAAGATTACTCTGAAAAGGTTCAAAAGAGAATCAAAAAACTAACCTTTCAAATCCGTGAAGCTGAAAGAAGAGAAAAAGCTGCAATGGATTATGCAAAAGGATTGAAGGATAGGTTTGATAACGTCAATCAAAAATTTGAAGAAACTGACACAAACTATCTTAAACAATACGATGCAAGGATAGATTCAGAAAGAGATAAAGCTAAAGCAAGTCTTAAAGCTGCTCTTGATGAAAATGACACAGACAAGATAATGGAAGCTAATGATCAGCTTACAAAATTGGCTGTTGAAAAAGAAAAGGTTTCTATGTCTCTAAGTGAAAAAGAGGCAAAGAAAAAAGAAGCAGAGTCACAACCAGAAGCCCCACAGGAGGCACAACCACAAGCTCCAATCAGTCCAAGAGCGCAGAAATGGGCAGAAGAAAATGATTGGTTCGGTACGGATAGAGTGCTTACTGGTGCTGCCATGAGTATTCATGAGGATCTTATACAGCAGGGAATTGACGGGGAAAGTGATGAGTATTATAATCAAATCAACAAACGTATGAAGGAATATTTCCCTCAGAAGTTTGCCGAATCTTCGACTGAAGAACAACCGCAGAAGGCTGCACCCGTCCAAAATGTTGCCTCTGTAAGTAGAAGATCAGGTGGACGCAAGTCTGTGAAACTCACCAAATCACAGGTAGTTATCGCTAAGAAATTAGGGGTGCCACTAGAGGAATACGCAAAATACGTGAAGGAAGGAGTATAACATGGAAAAAATAAAAACTTCACGCGAGTCTGAAACTAGAATTAAGCAAACTAGAAAAAAAGATTGGACTCCACCATCCAGTTTGGATGCGCCAGCTGCTCCGCAGGGGTATGCACATAGATGGATACGAACTGCAATTGCAGGTTTTGAGGACGTTGCAAACGTTTCGAAAAAACTGAGAGAGGGTTGGGAATTTGTGAAGGCTGATACACTTATAAGTGAAATTGGTCCAAACGATTATCCAGTCATTTCTGAAGGCAAACATGCTGGGCTTGTCGGAATTGGGGGCCTTGTGTTGGCAAGGATACCAGAAGAGATTCTGAAACAACGTGCTGAGTATTTTAGAAAAATTACTCAAGATAGAACAGACGCGATTGATAGGGATCTTATGAAGGAACAACACCCGGACATGCCAATCAATATTGATAGGCAGTCTAGAGTTACCTTTGGCGGTTCTCGTAAGAAGTAATATTTTTGCGATACCTACAAGTAGCTTGGATAAATAAAAAACGTTTAAAAGGAGTTAAACAACTATGGCAAATCAACTAGAAAAGTTTGGTCTAAGACCATACAGAAAACTAGATGGTACTCCATTAGCTGGTGCTCAAAACAGATATACGATTAAAGCTAACTACGATCAAAATATCTTCCAAGGTGATTTGGTAATACCTGTATCAACTGGAAATATTGAGAGACATGTTTACAATACATCGGAAGCTGTTGTGGGTGTATTTAACGGATGTTTTTTCACAGATCCAACTACGCAGAAGCCTACATACAAAAACTTTTATCCGGCTTCAACAAACGCAAGTGACATTGTTGCTTTCGTTGTTGATGATCCAGATGCTGTGTTTTTGATGAATGCGGATGCTGCTTTTACAAGAGCGGATCTTTTCAAAAACTACTCGTTAGACAGTAACAATGGTAGTACAACAACTGGTATTTCACAAGCGATGCTAGACGTTAGTGTTTCTGGAACTGCAACAACTTTTGCTGTTCAAGCAATTGATATTTCGCAAGATCCAGAAAATTCTGACACTTCTACATCAAATGCGAATGTACTAGTTAGAATCAACAACCACTTCTACAGAAGTGGAACAGGTATAGCGTAAAGGAGTTAAACTATGGCGATATCACGATCACAACTAGTTAAAGAACTAGAGCCAGGTTTGAATGCTTTATTCGGCCTGGAATATAGTAGATATGAAAATCAGCATGCTGAGATTTATGCTACTGAAACATCTGACAGAGCTTTTGAAGAAGAAGTAATGTTAGCAGGTTTCGCTTCTGCACCAACTAAACAAGAAGGTGCTGGAGTTGTGTTTGATCAAGCAACTGAAACTTTCACTGCTAGATACAACCACGAAACTATTGCTTTAGCATTTGCAATTACTGAAGAAGCAATCGAAGATAACCTATATGATAGACTTGCAGCGAGATACACAAGAGCTCTTGCAAGATCTATGGCAAACACGAAGCAAGTTAAAGCTGCTAATGTGTTAAACAACGCGCAAGTTACAACTGTAACAGGTGGTGACGGAGTATCATTAATAAATGCATCTCACCCACTTGCAACAGGAGGAACTTTCTCGAATGTTTTAGCAACAGCTGCAGATCTTAACGAAACTTCACTAGAGCAGTCATTGATTGACATTGCTGGTTTTGTCGATGAGAGAGGCTTAAGAATAGCTGCTCAAGGTAGAAAAATGATAATTCCAAAAGAATTACAATTTACTGCTGAGAGAATTATGAAGTCTCCTATGAGAACAGGAACTGCAGATAATGACATCAATGCTGTAAGAAGCATGGGAATGGTACCAGAAGGATATTCAGTGAATAACTTCCTTACTGATACAGATTCTTTCTTCTTATTGACTGATGTACCTAATGGACTAAAAATGTTTGTTAGATCACCAATCAAAACTGCAATGGAAGGTGACTTCGATACTGGAAACGTAAGATTCAAAGCTAGAGAAAGATACTCTTTTGGATTCTCTGATCCAAGATGTATTTTTGGTAACGGAAATTTACCAACTAGTTAATAGTATTTAAAAGTCTATATTAAAGGGCGGTGCATTTATTTGCACTGCCCTTTTTTTTGTGGTATTTGAAGCCATGTTCATTGAAAAGTTTTTCAATAAAAAAATTGAACAAGAATATTTTTTCATTAAAGGTAAAATAGATTTAGATTCAAATTATCTAATAGAAACAATAAAAGGTTGTTGGGGAACTGAGCATCAGTTTAAACCAATTACTAATGTCAAAGGTTTGATGACTGATTGGAAATTTTTTAATAAAGAAGAAAAATTTTTAGATCCTTTAAGAAAAATTGTTTATTATATCAACAATGAAATTAAACTTGAGCCTTTTAATCTTGTGCATTCATGGGGTATAGAATTAAGAAAAAATAGTTTTACCAGTTTTCATAAACATTCTGGGCATCCTTGTTCAGGAGTTATTTATTTAAATTCATCAAAACAAAATTTGATTTTTCCTGAAATTAGACAGGAAGTGAAACCTGAACCTGGTGTATTTGTGGTTTTTAGTGGTTTTTTAACACATGGTTGCGCACCAAATGAAGAGGATTCTTCTAAATTTGCAATAGCTTTCAACATGGGCGAGGTACAAAGTTGGTAACCTATTGGATAACTGCACTATTTCCTATATAATCAAAAGACCTAGAAAAAACTATTATGTCGACTGGCTAGGCAGACGGTATAGAGACGGCATAATCAAAGCTATACAAAGGAGAAAATTATGGCAAATACTACATTTAGCGGACCGGTACGATCGGAAAACGGTTTTATTGGTGCTACTAAAAATGCTTCAACAGGTGCTTTCACAAATGTTTTTGAAATAAATTCATCTGGTCAGTACGTTGGAACACAAATACAAGGTCAAGGTGTTGTGGCAACTGCAAAAGTTGAATCTACAGCGGGAACAAACGAGGTTACGTTCGCACAACCTGCAAGATCAATTATTACAAGCATTCAGCTTGTGTGCACATCTGCACCCACTGTTGCTTCAGGTGACATTGGTTACAAAGTTGGAACTGCTACAGGCGGTGCTCAATTAGTAGCTGCATCCACTGATGAAATTTTAGATGGTGGAACTACTGTACCTGAAGGTGCTCATTACACTTTAACTCTATTAGATACAACTGCAAGTGATGCTTCACCTGCTGCGTCTCCAAGAGTTAACACCTCAATCAATTCTACAAGAAATATATTTTTACAGATCACAAATACTACAAATGCATCTGCTCAAGGATTATTTACTTGGGTGATTGCGTATAAAATATATGGTTAATTAATTAGTGGCTCCTTCGGGAGCCACAAACTAGGAGAATAAAATGGCAGCTAAAACTGACATACAAGCAACAAGATCCGATGCAGCAGCAGGGACGAATGCAATTATCGCAGCACCTGTAAGACTTCGTGGAATAATTATTGCTTCAAGTGGCGGTGGTGCAGGAGTGTTAGAGTTAACTACGACTTCAAACTCTGGAACGACTTTATTTCAAGCAGATGTTCCAACGGGCGATGTTATTAATTTTAATTTTCCAGAAGACGGTATTTTGTTTCCACAAGGTATTTTTTGTAAAACAAAAACACATGTTACAGCTTATACTTTGTTAACAGATAAGTTTTCAGGTCCTAACCTAACAACTACGAATAAATAATTATGAGTGGTGGAGGTAGTTTTTCATCAGATCAAAATGTACTAACATTAACTACTGTTGGTGCAAATACTCTTGGCAAAGCTGGGAGAATGAGAATTACCTCTATACAAGCAAAAGGTATAGCGTCAGCAGCAATTGTTTTTTATGATTCTGCTGATGCTAGTTCACCTGGAAATGCAAAAGCTACGTTTAATTATGGGACTGAAGGATTAGAAATTTATGTACCTGGATCTGGTATACTGTTAAAGAATGGATTAGTGTATAATTTAACTGGAGCAAGTGGAAGCGTAACGATAACTTATACGGGTTGATATGTATAAAAAATTAGAAGCATATAAAAGAGGTGGTGATGTTATGCCAGCTCGAAATAAAAAAAATTTCAGACCAACTGAAAAGGGTGCGGGAATGACTGCAGCTGGTGTGGCTGCTTATAGAAGAGCAAACCCAGGATCAAAATTAAAAACAGCTGTAACAGGTAAAGTGAAGCCAGGATCAAAGGCTGCAAAAAGAAGAAAAAGTTATTGTGCAAGATCTTTAGGACAATTAAAAAGAGCTAGTGCAAAAACTAGAAATGATCCTAATTCTAGAATAAGACAGGCAAGAAGAAGATGGAAATGTTAGTATGTATAAATTGTCTTCATCCTTGTCATTGTAAAGGAGTTGGACCTACACCAAACACTGCTCAATGCTTGACAGTGCCTGGTTGTAATTGTTTAATCTGTAATCACCAAATAATAAAGGAGGATGATATGGCAAAAAAAATTATAAAATGGGTTTGGGACATAGTTTCATGGCCATTTAAAAAAGTCAAAGACTGGCTTTGGTCAAAATAATTTATGAGTAAGAAACCACTCAACATATCGGAAGAGGCAGCCGTGCAGATGCCTATGAAGACGGTTGCCTCGCTGATCGTTATCGTAGCACTCGGCACCATGGGCTATTTTCAAATTATAGAACGTCTTAATGTTGCAGACACTCGTATACAGATTATGGAAAAGGATCTAGAAGAGAATACAGAGTTTAGAATAAAATGGCCACGTGGACAACTAGGTTCACTGCCCGCTGATTCTGAGCAATTCATGATGATCGAAGATCTTTATAAGACAACAGACAAGTTAAATAAACATATTGAGAATATGGCTTTAAATAAAGTAAACATCGAGTTTTTAAGAGGACAGATGGACAAGGTTTTGATAGATATTGAAAAGCTCAAAGATGCAAATAGAGATCTTGGATACACAAACGGAAAGAAGAAAGCAGAATGATAGGTTTATTTTTTACAGGAATAATTGTTTCAATTATAGTTTTATCAATATTAATTTATGCGAGGAAATATGATTGAGTCTATAGTGGCCCTGCTAATGTTTGTAAACGGAGAGATCAAGGAACACTTAATTCAGGAAAACATGGCTGCGTGCCTTCGTGGGAAGCGTCACGCGGAGAGGGAGTATTCTGAATCTGTATCTTACAAATGCTACAAGGGTAAAGCAGAGACAGAGATCTACAAAGGGAGAAAAGGTATCAAGTCCTTAATATTAGAATAATGATATATTTATTAAAAAAACTTTTAGGATTTGATATACTAGAAAAACGAATTAGAATCTTAGAAAGAAAAAACTATTGGAGGGAAAAATATAAACATGGCTTATCTGAACGCAAACATTCCTCCAATATATTGTAAAATCAGAAAAGAATATCTTTATGACATGGATGAAAAATATAAAAAACTTAGTAGTGACTGTGTTATCTTTGGTCTTACTTCCATTTCAGGTCGTGCAATATTATTTAACATTATGCTTCCAAATGGTGCGTGCTATTGGAGGTTGCCTATTTCAGCGTTTTTTCAAAAACGTTTTTCTAGAGCCGAAGTGCCGGATATGTCAACACAGCAGTTGGAGTTGTGGAACTCTTTTAGCTATTGGCCTAGTGTTCATTGCTTTGATTGGTTGGATGGTTTAAATGGCAAATTTCTGGGCCTTGATAAAAAGTTTTATCATGGACAGTATTTATTCACTATTGATTGGGCCCATCCAGATACTAATATCTTGGACGTTGAACATTCTGAAATACCTCAAGAACATAAGTGTGCGCATATATTGGCTCTCACTAATGGCAATTATGCAGCTCAGCCTAATAATCGTTGCCTGTGGCACGTTAATAGTTATACTGTTGATAACAGCTGGCCAGACTATAAAGTACAAACTACTTACTGGGATGCGGAAGATACAAAAATGGTAACAGAAGATTCAGATAGAATGTTCTATCAAATGAATGATAAAGACAAAAAATAATTTTTTAGATACAGATCAATTTGAAAATTTAAAAAAACTTTTGTTTAGTTTTGATGTTCCTTGGTATTTCTATGAGTATGCTACATTAGAATCTGATAAAGACTTCTTTTATTGCCATACATTATTTGACGAAGAACAAATAAAAAGTAATTTTTTTAATATTATAGCATTGCCAATATTAGGTAAATTAAATTTCAAAAAACTTTTAAGAATAAAAATGAATATGTATACAGCTAATCCACAAATAATTGTTAGAAAACCTAGCTTTCATGTTGATTTTAAATTTCCGCATAGGGTTGCATTACTTAACATAAACAGTAATAATGGGTATACAGAGTTTGAAAATGGAGAAAAGTTTGTTTCGAATGAAAATGAATTAATTGAATTTGATGGAAAACTTAAACATAGAGCTATATCACAAACTAATACAGATGTTAGAATCAACATTAATATAAATCTTATATGAACTTATCACGTAATTTTACACTTCAAGAATTAATTAAATCCGACACTGCTGTCAGGCTTGATATCAACAACAATCCTAACTCAGGTCAAATAGAAAAACTAAAAGCACTTTGTGAAAATATTCTACAGCCGGTACGTGACCATTTTGGTAGGGTCAAGGTGACAAGCGGCTTCCGTAGTGAACAGCTGTGTCTAAAGATAGGTAGCTCTGTAAATTCACAGCATGCCAAAGCTGAGGCGGCTGATTTCGAATGTATGGGAACAGATAATGCAGAGCTAGCTGATTGGATTAATAAGAATTTAGACTACGATCAGTTAATATTAGAGTTCTATACTCCAGGCGAGCCAAACAGTGGATGGATACATTGCAGCTATACTACTGACCAACCAAGAAAACAATTCTTACACGCATACAAATCAGAGGGAAAAACTAAATATAAGCCCGTAATTGGTTCTGCAAAAGACCTTGTCTAAAAACCCCATAGCAAAAAATCTAAGGTCTAGATTATATAAATTAAAGGTGGTATTATCAAAGAAGTTGTACAACCGCAAAAAGGAGAAGATACACACTCTCAAAGCGGCCGCTAAAAAGGAGGACTAATGGCAAAGCAAGGAACTTGTTGGGACGGATACGTTCAAAAAGGCATGAAGAAAAAAGGTAACAAGATGGTGCCTAACTGTGTGCCTGCAGGTAAAGTTATGAAAGCAGCCATGGGCAGAGCTGCATTCTCCGAAACAACATCAAAAGCACCTGGAACTAAAATGAAGCAAGAACCTTATATCGGTTCATACATGCATTCTGAATTGGCAGGTAAAAAAGTAAACAACGCGTCTTTAGTTAAATACTACGGACCTTTATTAAAGGGATTTAAAAATGGCTAGAACAGAAGGTTTGAGACCTATTGGTGAAAGTATAAGAAAAATAATTGAAAAGGTACAAAAGGAACGTGCTGACAGAAAAAAGAAAAATAAATCAATTAGAACACAACCCAAACTACCTGGTATGAAAACAGGTGGTCTAACAGATTACTATAAAGATATATTATAATGGCTACATCAGGAACTACATCATTTGATCTAGATATAGATGATATTATTCAAGAAGGCTATCAACGTTGTGGTGTAAGAACAAATTCTGGTTATGATTTAAAATCTGCACGTACAAGTTTAAATTTGTTATTTGCAGAATGGGGAAACAGAGGTATTCATCTTTGGAAGGTTGAATTAAATGAAAAAGCATTAGTTTCAGGACAAGCTACCTACACTGTAGCATCTGACGTAAGCGATGTATTAGAGGCGTTTATTTCATCAACTCTTACGGCTTCTGATAGTTCAGATACACAAGATGTATCACTTACAAAAATTGATAGATCTGCATATGCAGCGATTCCTAATAAATTATCAACAGGAACTCCTTCACAATATTATGTAGATAGACAAACAACTCCAAAAATAAGTTTGTATCAAACACCAGATTTAAATACTTACACTGCATTGAAATATTATGTTTTAAAAAGAATTGAAGATGCAGGTGCTTACCACAATCAGGCAGATGTTGCTTACAGATTTTTACCATGTATGGCTGCAGGGTTAGGATATTATTTATCTATGAAAATTAACCCACAATTAGTGCAACAGAATAAACAAATATATGAAGATGAAATGAAAAGAGCTTTAGATGAAGACGGTCAAAGAACGTCTGTTTACATAAGTCCACAATCATTTTATCCATCAGGAGTTTAATAATGGGAACATTTGCAACAGGTAAAAGATCAAAAGCTATATCTGATAGATCAGGCATGGAATTTCCGTATGAAGAAATGGTCAAGGAGTGGAATGGATCATTAGTTCATTACACAGAGTTTGAGCCAAAACATCCTCAGATAAGAAGAAGACGTACAGTTGCTGATGCCATTGCTCTTCAAAACCCAAGAGTTATGAAGTTTCAACAACCAACACAAAAATTTTTAACAGCTGGTGATGGAACAGTTTCAGATAGTGGAGGAGCTTCAGTAGGTGTTGCAGATTTAAGTTTACCAGGCGAATTTGCTTTTAAAACACAAGAGTTTCAAACAACATCAAATGGTTTAACCACTACTATACATAGCATGGTTCCTGAGGATCCTTCTTTACAAAATGTAAGAAGACAAGCTAGAGTATTAATTGGAAACGTAACAGTGAGTATATCGTAATGGCCGTAACACATTCAAATTTTTTAACACAAGTCAGAAATTATACAGAAGTAAGTAGTAATGTATTGACTGATGCAATAATTCAAGACTTCATAAGAAGTGTTGAGTTAGATGTAGCAGGTAAAGTGGACTATGACGACACAAGAAAATATGCAACATCAACTTTTACAGCTGGCAATAGAGCCGTTTCTATGCCCGCTGATGCTTTAGTTTTAAGATCTGTTGAACACATTGGTTCAGGAGGTGGTAGAACTTTTTTAGAAAAAAGAGATACAAGTTTTATATCTGAGTTTAACGGAACAGGAAGACAAGGCACACCAAAGTATTTTGCTAATTACGATGCGTTTAATATAATAGTGGCTCCAGTTCCTGCTGCTGCAGATACAGTTCAAATAAATTATATAAAAAATCCACCAGAATTTACTTCAACTAACCAGACGTTTTTGGCTAAATACCAAGAGTCTATGTTGTTACATGGTGTCCTTACTGAGGCATATAGCTTTTTAAAAGGTCCCGACAACCTATACAACCTGTATAAAGGTAAGTATAATGAAGAATTACAAAATTTTGCCTTACAACAAATGGGCAGAAGAAGACGTGCGGAGTATGATGATGGTGTACCAAGAGTAAAAGTGCCATCACCATCTCCAAACAATTAATTTAAAAAGGAGGCCTTATGGCAATAACAACTAACGCAATCTGTAACTCTTTCAAAAAAGAATTATTAGAAGGAGCACATAAATTCCAAAACCCAGGTGGTAGCACGTACAAATTAGCTATGTATACTAACTCTGCGTCTTTAGGAAAATCTACTGTAGGCTATGCTACACCAAATGAAGTATCATCGCCTTCAGGATACACAGCTGGTGGAAAAGCACTAGTAAACGTGGGAACATCTTTAGCGACAAATACAGCTATTACTGATTTTGCTGATTTATCATTTGTAGGTGTAACACTTACTGCAAGAGGAGCATTAATTTACAACACAACAACTGCTGGTGGTTCAAACACTACTGACGCTGTTTGTGTTTTAGATTTTGGCGGAGATAAAACAGCGACTTCTGGAACTTTTACAATTCAGTTCCCTGCATTTACTACTTCTGCTGCGATTCTTAGAATAGCATAAGGGGTAAAATGTTTTTATGTCAAATACTTGGGGATCACTCACTTGGAACGCTGGTAACTATGGAGCACAAAATGACTTCACAGTTGTTGTTTCTGGTGTAAGTGCATCCTCAAGTGTTGGCAATGAAACAATAGAACTCAATACTCAACAATCAGTAACAGGTATAGCTTCTTTATTATCTGTTGGATCATCAACAATAGATTTACTTAACAATGGTTGGGGTGCAAACACTTGGGGTTTCAGTGAGTGGGGACAAGTTGGAAATCTTGTAACTGGTTCAAGTTTATCTTCAAGCATTGGAGCTGCAGTAGCATCAATTGATGTTTCAGTTGATGTAACTGGACAATCATTAACTTCATCTATAGGTAATGAAGTTGTTACAATCAATCAAACTTTAATAACAACTGGACAAGCTTTATCTTCAAGCATAGGTGTTGCTGATGCTGCTCCTGATGCAATGATAGTAGGGCAAGCATTAACTTCAGCTATTGGAAGCGTAGTTGCTGAAGGTGTAATAGAAGTTGGATGGGGTGGAGATAGTTGGGGTGAAAACCAATGGGGTGAATTAAATGCACCAACAGTTTCTGTAACAGGACAATCGTTAACTACTGCCATTGGCTCAGAAACAATGTCAGCGAATGCAGATGTTGATGTAACTGGACAATCGTTAACAATATCTCAAGGTGATGACACTTCTGGAACATCGCATACTCAACAAGTTACAACTGCAGGATTACTGCAAATGTCTTCTGGATCTAGTGTTATTGGTATTGGTGTACCTGTTACTGGGATTACTGCATCTACAAGTATAGGAGTAGCAACTGTTGATGAATCAATTTTAACAGGAGAAGGTTGGGGTAGAGATTCCTGGGGTAACTTAGGATGGGGTGTAAATTATTCTGCTCTTGCCACAGGTCAATCTTTAACATCATCAATTGGAAATGAAGATGCATCAACTGACTTTACAGCAAACGTAACTGGTCAATCACTTTCATTAACTTTAGGAACTTTCTCAATACAAGTTGATCAAGATATTTCACTGACTGTGTCTGAACACACAATGACTTCATCAATGGGATCTCCATCTCTAGAACAATCAACAACTGAAGAGGTGACAGGACAAGCTTTAACAAGTGCTATTAGTTCTGCAGAGGCATTCCAAAACACACCTGTTGATGTGACAGGTATTGCAATGAATATGGCACTTGGCAATGACGCTCTTGTACAGAGCACTGTAGAGCCAGTTACAGGTCAAGCATTATCAACAAGTATTGGTAATGCCACTGAAATACCTGCTCAAATTGTTGGGGTATCTGGCTTATCTTTGACGTCAGCAATGGGAGAAGAGGCCACTCAATCTAATGCAAATGTAGCTGTTACAGGCATAGTCTTGACTAGCTCTGTAGGCGACCCTAATATTACACCATGGCAAGAGGTTGACTTAGGAGTTACAAATGTTTGGACTACAGTTGATTTGGCTGCTTAGATAATGTAAAATAAGAACTTATTAAGGAGAATTTTTTATGGCATCAAGTTATTCATCAGATCTAAAATTGGAGCTAATGGCTACCGGTGAAAATGCGGGTACATGGGGCGACAAAACAAATACAAACTTAAATTTAATTCAACAAGCCGTATCAGGTTTTGAACAAGTTACACTATCAAGTGGTGGTACACTTGCTCTTGTAATGTCAAATGCTCAATTATCAAATGCAAGAAACATGGTTATCAAATTTGCAACTGCAACAATTGCAGCGAGCACAGTTTGTACTATTCCAGATTCAATAGAAAAATTTTATATCTTTGATGCAACAGGTTTAACTAATCCTGAAAATTTAACAATCAAAACTGCTTCAGGTTCAGGATTTACTTTAGACGCTGCAAAAATTTATGCAGCTTATGCAGACGGAACAAATTTAAATGAAGTGTCATTAGACACTTTAGGTGGCACAGTAGCTGCAGCACAAATTGCTGATAGCGCAGTGACCACTGCAAAAGTTGCGGATGATGCGATAACTAGTGCAAAAATTGCGGATGATGCTGTTGTAGCCGCAGCTATTGCGGATGGTGCAGTAGGCACTGCTAATATTGCGGATGATGCTGTGACTGCTGATAAACTTGCAAACACTGCCGTAACTGCTGGAGATTATACAGTTGCATCAATTACTGTAGATGCTCAAGGAAGAGTAACAGCGGCTTCGTCTGGAGCTGCAGGTGGAGGAGGATTCGCTCCTTTCAGAAACACAAGTTCAGGAAGTGGTACACACACTACTCAAGCTAACGCTTCTAAAATGATGGTCTACCTAAGAGGTGGCGGAGGCGGAGGCGGAGGCCAGGCTCAGTGGACGGGCCAGGGCGGAGGAGAAGGTGGCGGAGGCGGATACGGCCTTTCGGTTCACGATTGCTCTGGATCACAAGGTCATGCATACTCATTAGGTAATGGTGGAAGTCCAGGAAATGCTGGTAACCCAGGTAATGGTGGAAGTGCGGGTAACGCATCTAACTTCGGATCACCATCAACTTTTATTACTGCTAACGCAGGTAACGCAGGTAACGGAGGAAGACATCCCAACCAAGGTGGTAACTCAAATCCAGGAAGTCCTGGTAATCATACCATCAACTCAGGAAACCATACGTTGGGATCTAATTATACACCTGCAGGTTTATATACTCTACCAGCATCAACACAAAATGGTGGTAACAACCAACAAGCAGGTGGTACAGGTCACTTATTTGTATTTGAAAGTATTTAAAGGAGATTATTATGGCATACTTATTATTTAAAGCAGACTCTGCAAATCAAACAGGAGTTCTCCAAGCAATGGCTGCGGATCAAACTGCCATTGATAATGCCGTATGGATAAACGGAGAATCGCATCAACAAATAGATATTTCTACAGATCAATATAATCAAATTAAACAAGATCTTTTAGTTCCTGAGTCTTATGATGATAGTAACAATATAACTTGGCGTGATATGTCAGAAGTTGGACAAGCACCTATTTGGTCAACAGAAGATTTAGAACAACAAAGAGATAATATTGTTTCTCAGTATCAAACAATAAAAAGTAATTGGCCAAGTCATCCAAAGATGTCTGAGATTGATTCTGCTATTTCTCTTTTTCAAGGATTAGATTTTTCTGCTGTAGGTGGTACTGATGACAAAAATCCTTGGTATTATGCTTATCAAGCAGATAGTTCTTATTTACATATTTATGAAATAATGTAATAGTTCTGCTTTATGCAGATCACATTTGAAGCTCCTGGAGCACTTATTAAATCATTAGATGATTGTAAACCAGAGCCTATAAGTCAGCATATTCCAAGCTGGTTTAGAAACATAAAACACACAAAAGAGGTTAAAACTGTAAAAGGCTGTATGCCTTTTATGGATGCTCTGACTATGGGCTATGCATTGAAAATAACTCACGACATGTGGGTGCAGCATAAAAAAGGTGAAGACGGTAAGTATTTTACAGATGTCAGGTATGGTAACCCAGATACTTACGATCCAGTTTTAATATCAAGATTAGGTCTCGAGTTTCCAACTGGTTTTCAAGCCCACAACCCAAATCAATTAAAGGATTCATATATGGTAGAAAAAAATGGTGGACACCAAGCTGCTGTTTTAAAATTTTCAAATCCATGGAGAATCAAAACACCTCCTGGTTATTCGACTTTGTTTATTGCACCAATGAATAATCATGATGACAGATTTCAAATTGTATCGGGTGTTATTGAAACAGACACTTGGGATAATCAAATTAATTTGCCGTTTATTGTAAACTCTGAAAAGCATCCACAACTAGATACAATAATCAAAAGAGGAACTGTAATAGCACAATGCATACCTTTCAAAAGAGACGATTGGAAAATGAATATTGAAGAACAAGATATGAATAAAAGAGCATTAAAAATTATTGACCACATGGTGTCTGTATGGAGATTTTACCAAGATAAGTATTGGATTAAAAAAAAATGGAGATAAAAAGATTTATAAGAATCTTTGATGGTTTTTTAAACGATGACCAAAACGCCAAGTTTTTAAAATTTATAAAATCTAAAACATCACATCCTGGCACAATCATAACAGATGAACATGGAACTTTAGCTGAAGATGATAGTGTGCGTAATGTAGAAGTAATAGGTTTAGATTTAGATTCAGATCCAGCGACAAGCTTTTGGTTTCACATAACTAAATATCTTACACAAAATCTAATGAACAACTACAAAGAAGTTACTGGAAGTAAATATTTAAATCCTGTCAGTATAGAAAACCCACAAATTTTAAAGTACCCACCTGGTGGTAAATATAATGTTCATGTAGATTATTATAAAACATTACCAAGAATGTTGAGTTTGATTTTATTTATAAACGATGATTATGAAGGTGGAGATCTAATAATGCATAATTCAAATAGCACTGAGACTGAAAAAATAGAGAAAAAGAAAAATAGGTGTGTTGTATTTCCAAGTAACCATTTGTACCCACACGCTGTTACACCAGTCACTAAAGGGACAAGATATACAATGGTAACATGGATACAATAAAAAATAACAGATATAAAATATTAAAAAACTTTTTGAATAAATTTGAATTAGATTTATTTAAACAGTACTGCAGGATACAACTTATAAACACTACCTATAATAATATAAGTTGGCCTCTTACGAAGGAGGACGAGAAAAAAATAGAACCATCTAACAGATTTAAAATTACACACAAATACGATGTAGTGATGGAATCTTTATTAGAATGTAAAAAAGAATTTATAGAGAAAGCTACTGGACTAAAACTATTTTCATCTTATTCTTTGTGGAGACCTTATCAAATAGCAAGCGATGTAGCTAAATCAAAAAGAGATGGAGCAAAAGAAGTAAGTGTATTTTTAAATATTGAAACAGATGGAGAAACATGGCCAATAATTTTAGATGGTAAAACAGTTAATTTTGATGAAGGTGATGCATGTATTTTTTTAGATGAGTGCGATCCGTATAGAGAGGAATTTAAAGGTAATTATACATCACAAGTTGAACTATATTATGTAGACCAAGATGGTCCTTTTAAAGATTGCAAATTTAACAAAAGACAATATATTGGTTGCCAATATGAAGATACAAAGAAATAATGGTGAACATCACCTAATTTTTTCTGACGAGGAAATTGAAACAATAGTAAAGAATAAAAAATTAATTTTTTCGCACATAGCTATGAAAAGATTTGTAAATGTTTTAGCAGACATTTGTGCTTATGCCATGAATGCAATACCTAAAAAATACAATCAATTAAATAACGAAGATGATGAAATAAAACTTGATGAATAATGTCCAATTATTGTTTCCAGAATATTTTTGTTATTTTCAAAACCTACCTTTAGATAATAAGGAACTTCAAAAACATCTTGAACAAATAGAATATAAAAAAACTTTTCAAAGTAGAGGATGTTATACCTCTGTCGAATATAACTTTATAAAAACATTAGAACTGAATTATGAGAAAGTTTTTAATGAGTATATTCAAAAAGGTTTTGATCAGTTAGGTATCAAAAACAAATTCAAAATTGCTAGGTCGTGGGTTACAAAGGTTACTCCTGATTCAGAGTCTGAATATCATACACATTCTAATTATTTCATGTCAGCTGTGTATTATCCAAAAGGAGATAAAGATAATTCTATTAATTTTAGAAAAACATTACCTATCCTTTGGGGTGTTGATACTGATAGAAATTTTTTACATAATCAAACAGAGACTGTTAAAATTTCTGCTGGAGATTTTATTATGTTTCCTGCAAGTCTTTTACATAGAGTAAATCTTAACAAAACAAATTATAACAGATATAGTATAGCCATGAACATTCAACCAGTGGGAACAGTAGGAAGTAACGATTCACAATATGAGTTTTAAATTAGAACCTTTGTTTGCTTATCCTGTAATGATTACAGATGAAAGATACAATCTAAAAGAGGAGGAAAGAAACTTTATAGAATTACAAGATAGTATTTTTAACGGTAATAATAATATTTCATCAAATAGGTATATACTTGATGAGCCAAATTTAGAAGGATTGAAAAGATGGATTAAATTTTATGTTTCAAGATATTATTATGATGTGATGCAATTTACAGATTCAGAACCTTACATTACACAATCATGGGTCAATTTCACAAAGATGGGAGAAAGACACGGAGTACATTGCCATCCAAATAGTTTTTTAAGTGGAGTCTTTTATCTAGATGAAAATGAAACTCAAATTGAATTTTCAAACTATGATTCAATATTTAAAAACCTAGAACCTAGAATGAAACAAGGTAATATATTTAATTCACATTCGTGGAGATACCCAACAAAAAAGAATGCTTTATTTCTTTTTCCTTCTACCTTGTGGCACAGCGTAAGCCCAAACCAAAATCAAAAGACTAGAATATCTATATCTTTCAATACCTGGATAAAAGGTGAAATGGGCAGAGAAGAAGACTTGACTAGCCTCAAACTTTAAATGAACATTACAATATGCTATAATACGGCATGCCATTAACAAGTGTTCAAATACGACCAGGATTCAATAAGCAGGTGACCGAAACAGGTGCTGAAGGTCAATGGGTCGATGGAGATAATGTTAGATTTAGATATGGTTTACCTGAAAAAATAGGTGGATGGCAACAATTAACTTCAAGCACATTAGTGGGAGCTGCAAGGGCTCAACATATTTGGTCAGATCTTGATGGCAGATCTTATGCTGCTGTTGGAACACACAAAGCATTGTTTGCTTATTACTCAGGACAATTTTACGATATTACTCCATTAGACTCAGCAGTAACAGGAGCTACCTTTACAATAAACAGTGTAAGTGCTCCACAGACAATAACAGTAAACAAAGCTTTACATGGTTTGGTAGCAGGTGATTTATTTACATTTACTTCAGTGACTGTGCCTAATGGTTCTGGATATGCAACAACAGTATTTACAGATAATCCATTTGAAGTTTTAACTGCAACGTCAAACTCATTTACAATACAAGTTTCAGTTGCTGCAGGAGGGACGACAACGGCCACCGGATCAGCGACCATCAATCCTTATGCTGGATTTGGACCTTTGACACAAACATTTGGTTTTGGTTTTGGTACTGGACAATGGGGAGGTACAGTTTCAGGAGCAGTTACTACACAACTTAATGGTGCGCTAACTGCCTCTGGAGGTAATAACGGGTCTTTAACAAATATTACTTTAGTGTCTACTTCTGGATTGCCTGCTTCAGGAACAGTAGCAATAGGATCAGAATTAATTTCTTATAGTTCTATCTCTAGCAATGACATAGTAATTTCATCAAGAGGTGCTTCAGGAACCACTGCAGCATCACACAGTAACGGAGCTACAGTGACTGATGCATCTAATTTCATAGGATGGGGTCAAGCAACAACGACCTCTACTGTAGTTCTAGATCCTGCTTCATGGTCCTTAGATAATTTTGGACAGCAACTTATTGCAACAAATAAAAATGGAAAAACTTTTTCTTGGAATCCGATAGCAGCAAATACCAATGCTTTGAATACACGAGCAACTGTAATAAATGGAGCACCGACTGCTTCCGTTTTATCAGTTGTATCTGAAAGAGATCGACATTTGATTATGTTGGGAACTGAAACAACAGTAGGCGATGTAAATACACAAGATCCAATGTTCATAAGGTTCTCTGATCAAGAAAATACTGGGTCTTACACACCTACGTCCACAAACACAGCTGGTACTTTTAGACTAGATAGTGGTACAAAAATTATTGGAGCTGTAAGAGGTAAAGATTACATCCTTATACTAACCAACACATCTGCTTATTTAATGCAATTTGTTGGCCCACCTTTTACATTTTCTATTCGTCAAGTTGGTTCTAACTGTGGAGCTATTGGACAACACTCTATCAAACATGTAGATGGAGCAGTTTATTGGATGGGTCAAGCAGGGGGTTTCTTTGTATTTGATGGTACCGTAAAATCTTTACCTTGCCTTGTAGAGGATTTTGTATTTACAACAAACGGAAATAATCTAGGAATAAATTACAATGCTGGAGAGACTGTCTTCTGTGGTTATAATACTTTGTATTCAGAATTAAATTGGTTTTACCCAAAAGCTGGAAGTTCAGAAGTAGACAGAGTGGTTACTTATAATTATGCTGAGAACGTTTGGACTACAGGGACTTTAGCTAGAAGCACTTATTATGATGCAACCTTATTTGACAATCCGTATGCAACAGAATTTCAATCATCAAGTGTGCCTAATTTTCCAACAATAAATGGAGTCACAAATGCAAATGGTGCATCCATCTACTATGCTCATGAAATTGGAACTAATCAAGTTGACTCCACTGGCACATCCACAGCAATTACTTCATTTATTCAATCTGGAGATTTTGATTTAGACGTAGAAGGTAACGGTCAGTATTTTATGAGCATGAGAAGATTTGTGCCTGATTTTAAAATACTTACTGGAGATGCTAAAATATCAATATTACTTAAAGATTTCCCAGTTGATAATGAAACATCATCACCTTTAGGGCCCTTTACAATTAACAGTTCAACAACTAAAGTAGACACTAGAGCTAGAGCAAGATTTGCTAGTTTGAAAGTAGAAAACACTGCAACAAACCAGAGTTGGAGATATGGCACATTTAGAGCAGACACTCAACCAGATGGACAAAGATAATGATTAATGTAATGAACAGAGATGGTTTGATATCTACGTCAGGCACTAGTGATTTAACAAGATTAATAAATGATCAAAAAATGCAAGCTGCAGGTATAGTGCCAAGAAATATGGATTTATTTGCACAAAGATTTGATCAATCAGCTCCAGTTGGAATAGCTCCTATCTACAACAATATGCAATCTAATAATATAGTCCAAAATACTGCTAAAAATTTTATAAAAAATAAAATACTAAATAAAATTAATTTACCTAAAATAGGCAATCTACCAATTATTGGTCCAGGCAGTCTTGCGCTTGGAATAGCAACTCAGGTACTACCACCTGAGGATCCTATAACAGCAGCATCGAGAAGTTACTTCGAGGGTCTGTATGGGACTGATGATATTGGTAGAATACAACAAGGAGATTTAATGGCAGGTTATAATCCTATTTCAGGTGGTCTCTTATATGATTTGACTGGTGGTAAATTTGGTAAAGAAAGAACAATAGGTTTAGATAAAGCTTACGATAAAAGAATTAAAACCATAAAAGAAAAAGGAATTCCAAGACTGCTAAAAGCAGGTAAGGACCCAACAAATCTTCTCAACAGGATAAAACTTTTAGAAGAAAGAAAATCAGCTGATGCAAAAGCTTTGAATCAAATCAAGAGTAGTGGAGGTAAAGCACCTGCCTCTGTTAAAAAAACAGGAGGAGGAGGAGAAGGAGGTTCACCTGCACAAATGGCCAAAGCAAAAGCAGCTTCAGTAGCTGCAAGTAATAAAGCCTCACAAGAAAGAGGTAGAGCACTCCATGGCTAAAATAAATATACAAATACCAGAACCAAAAGAAGAATATGATGTATCAAACCAAAGACAGATACAGGAGGCTTTAAGCACGCTTAAAGATGTGTTAAACACATCGTTTCTAAATGAACTAAAAGAAGAACAAGAAAGATTTAATTTTTTTATATATGGCTAATACTTACAAAAATGCAATGTTTGATCTTACAAATACAAACGCAACAACTGTATACACAGTGCCCACTAATGCCACTTCGATTGTAAAAGCCATACAAACAACAAACATTCATTCTGGTGCGATTGACGTTACAGTATTTACTGTGGACTCATCAGATTCAAATGCAGAATTTGAAGTTGCTCTGGTGAATTTAGGATCTAAGACTGTAGAAAATTTAGTTAAAAGCAGTATGGTTTTAGAGTCTGGAGATGCAATAAAAATACAGGCTGCTACTGCTGATAAGATAGCAGGTATAGTGTCAGTTCTTGAGATTACTAGAGAATAATGGCTAAGCGTAAATTCGTTAATTTTATACCAAGACCAAAACCTAAAAAGCGTCCTGGTCGACATAAAAAAAGTCTTAACAAAAATGAGAAAAGGGATTATAAGAAATACAACCGCCAAGGTCGTTGATGAAGTATACTATTTTCCAAGATTCTATATTTGTAGATAATTTTGAAGATGAACAATTTCATGAGTTAAGTAAAAAAATTTTATCGGATGAAAAAGAAAAAGGTATTGGAGTTCATAAATCAAATGAACATGGGTATCAAACACCAAATATAACTAATAAGTATTTAGAGAATAAACTTTTACAATGGTCAGCCACAGTATTTAGTAATGACTTCTTTTATAAAAGAGGTTTTGAAATAAATTTTTTAAACATGTGGATAAATGACAATAATCAATATTCATATAATCGAGAACATAATCATAGTAATTCACATTTTTCTGGAGTTTATTATGTAGAATGTCCACCGGACACAGGACACATATATTTTAAAAGACCAGACTATTCGTCTACAATGTCAGGCTTATGGGAATATTTCGATGATATGAATGAGTTTAGTTGCATGCACCCTCTAAAAAATTATAAAAATCAGTTTTTACTTTTCCCATCATATATGGTACATGGAGTTACCCATAATCCATTAGATAAGACTAGGATTACGGTTGCTTTTAATATAAAATTAAAGTTTAAAGATAATTAAAGGAAACAACATGAGTGAAATAAAAAGAATACCAGCTGAGGCAAAAGAAGTTATAAAACACAAAAAGACTGGTCAAGTCTATGAGAGTAAAGAAGCTTTTGATGCAGATGTAGCTGATCCAAACACTGAAACTACGCAAGATGACTTTTCACAACACGTGGAAATAACTGTTGCAAAATTGACATTGTTTGGTAGTACAAAAGAATAATGAATCCTAGAGGTGGTACTGAGCTACAGTTCGAAATGCTTCGAAAGCATTGCGATAATAAGTTATTAGATCAAACTCAAATATGTACATCGGTGCCTGGAAAAGTTCCTCTAGATCCAGATAAATTAAATATTCTTTGGCAAAAAAATTCATACGACCAACCTAACCTTCATGAGTTTTTTGGTAATCCAAAAAGACATAAGGAATATGATTGGTACATATTCAATTCACATTGGTGTTATGAGAAGTTTAGATACTTTTATAGAATACCAACAGAGAGATCAATGGTTATCAAAAATGGTAGCGCACATTTTCCAGAAAGAAAAATATATAAAAAAGGTGATCCAGTAAAACTATTATTCCACTCAACTCCATGGAGAGGACTAAACGTAATGCTTGGTGCAATGCAATACATAAAAACACCTAACGTAACTTTAGATGTTTACTCAAGCACAAAAATATATGGACAAGAGTTTTATGAACAAAACAATTATAAATACCAAGCACTATTTGATCAAGCAGAGAAGTTACCAAATGTAAATTACATGGGTTATAAACCTCATGAATATATTTTAGATAGAATTACTGATTATCAAATGTGGACTTACCCGAGCGTCTTTGAAGAAACCTTTGGTATTGGTGCATTAGAAGCAATGAGTTCAGGATTATATATGGTTACAACAAACTACGGTGCATTATATGAAACATGTGCAGAGTGGCCTATCTATGTAAACTTTACAAATAATTATGAAGCTTTATCAATTTTATTTGCAAGTGCTATTGATTCTGCATGTGCACATCTACATTCACCTATAATACAAGAACATTTAGAGGAACAACAGAAGTATGCAAAAAGATTTTACTCCTGGGAGAAAAAAGGAAAAGAATGGGAGGCATTTTTGAAAGGAGCACTGCGTGGACGATAAAGATAATATACAAGGATACGATCATGATGAAGTCACAAAACCAATTTGGAAAAACAAACAAGAGACTTTTGTAAACGAAGATACTTATCAAACATTAAAAGACATAAGAACTGATACAGGACCTATGGGTTATGATAAATCTGAGGTGTCAAAAAATGTAATATTTTTAGCAACACCTTGTCATTCAGAAGTATCTTTACACTACGTGCAATCTCTAATTAATTTTACAAAATTATGTCATAAGAAAAAAGTAAATTATGAGGCACAGATAATGAAGTCATCATTAGTAACACAAGGTCGAAATTTATGTGTGTCGGGGTTTCTTGAAAGCAAATGCACGCATCTTTTGTTTATAGATTCGGACATACACTTCAATCCAAAATCAATATTTAAAATGTTAGATGCTGATAAGGATGTGATATCTATACCTTATCCTCTTAAGACATTGCTTTGGAATAAAGCTTTTCAAGCAATGAAACAAGGTAGAATAAAAACACCTGAGGAACTAGCGCAAAGCATGAACACCTATCCTATGAAAGTTCCTGATGATAAGGATATTCAAGTTAAAGATGGCATCATCGAAGTTACACACAGTCCCACTGGTTGCATGTTAATTAAAAGGTCAGTTTTCGATAAATTAATAAAAGCATATCCAGAAAAAGACATACGGCAAAATACAGTCATCAATGGAGAGGTAGTGAAAAAGAAGCATATGTGGAATTTTTTTGATACACTTCATGACCCAGTTACAAAGACTTATTTAGGAGAAGATTTTGCCTTCTGTAAGCTGTGGAAGGATATTGGGGGCAAATGTTATGCATATGTACTTGACGAAATCATCCATGTTGGAGAACACCAATACGCAGGTAAATTCATCGATGAGTTGATAATCAATGAGTAAAATGGTAATATTAGCCTTTTAGATCTAAAAGGAGAATTTTTATAAATGATACACCTCTTACCTTACGCACTTGCAGCATACGGAGGATATCAAGGATACAAAGGTGCAAAGGATTCTGGAGCATCTGGCCTTGGTAGACTGTTTGGAGCTGCAACAGGAGCTTATGGTGGATATACTTTAGGAACTACAGGTATAAGTGCTTTTGGTTCCCCAGCAACTCAATCCGCTTTTATAAGAAGTCAACCAGCATTTTTAAAATCAGGATTGTTCCCACAAGTAAAACAAACAGTAGCACCAATGCCGAAAGATCTACCTCAAGTTAAAATGGGAGGAACACCTCCTGCAGCAGAACAAGGTAAATCTTTATCAGATATTTTACTTAGAAGAGAAGGAAAAGATGGTATGGAATATGATCCTTTAAAAATTTCTGCACTCGCAGCTGGTGTTCCATTTGCCTTAGGTGCATTTGACCAAGGACCTGTAGATATTTATACACCTGGGTATAACATGGGTTATCTTAAAATGGCTGAACAAAGAGGTAATTACAAATACATCGACCCGGATACCGGACAAGAAAAAGAATACGAAACAATTTATAAACCAGAAGAACAAGGTAGAGGACAAAGACAAATAGGTCCATACTCTTACGACATACAAAGATTACGAACTGGTGGTATTGCAGAGATAAAAAAATTTAATGAAGGTGGTATAAACTACCTTCCATCAAAAACAACTCATGACGAAAACGATTCTAACAATTACGTTAGAGCAAGAGGATATGTTGAAGATGGTGCAGGAGTAGGTGATAAAGACGAGGATACAATGTTAGCTCAATTAGCAGACGGAGAGTTTGTAACAAGAGCAGATGGCGTATTAGGTGCTGGAATCATAGCTGGAGCGAATCCAAACAGCTTTAAAGATATGAGAGAAAAAGGTGCCCAATACTTTTATGAACAACAAAGACGATACAAAAGAGTCTTTGATTTATTAAAGGAGAAAAATGGGTACAGTCAGCAAAAAACGAATTAAGCCGTTAGTAAGCATATTACCAATAGAACCAAAAGACATAGATAGGTTTTGGCCTTTGATGGAGTTCATGGTTGCAGAAGCTTTAACTTTTTCTGGTAAGTATGCTGATGCTGAGTGGGTATTCAGAGAATTAAAAAAAGATGTAATGCAATGTTGGATTATGTTTGGTTCTGACGAAACAGAAGAGAATAAAGTATTTGGTGTTTGTATTGGAAGAATTGCAGAACTACCAAACTTTAAACAATACGAAATAGTTATTTGTACTGGTAAGAGAAGAGAATTTTGGGAAGATCAACTTATTCAAACAGTAACAGATTTTGCACATCACAACCAATGTAAAAGAATGAGCATCATGGCAAGACCAGGATGGGAACGTGTTTCAAAAAAATGGGGTTGGAAGAAGAAACATGTACAACTAGAAAGATGGATATAATATGAGTTTTTTTGGAGGAGGAAGATCAAGCGCACCGAGCACACCATCAACGCAAACACAAATAATGCGTGAAGCTCCTGGTATAGAGGAGAGAAAAATTGAGTTGATGGACATTGCAAGACAGGTTGCAAACCAACCTGTTAATTTGCCAGACATAAAAGTTGCCCCTTTCTCAGGTTTAGAACAAAGAGGACTTACACAAGCAGGAACAACAGGAGTAGGAGCACCTACAGTTGCTAGTGGTATTAGTGCAATTCAACAAGCGGCAGCTCCAGTTGGTGCAGCACAAATAGCACAATTTTTAAATCCTTATCAATCATATGTAACTGATGAAATTGCAAGACAAGGTCAAATGATGCAAAATCAATTAGCTGCTCAAGCAGTTGGTGCTGGTGCATTTGGTGGAGGAAGAGAAGGTGTTCAACAAGCTGAGCTTCAAAGTAGAACTTTAGATGCAATGGGTAGAGCACAAGCTCAAGGTTTTGGAACTGCATTAGGTGCAGCTCAAAGACAACAACAAGTTGGGTTAGCAGCAGGTAATCAGTTAGGTCAAATGGGTCAATTGCAACAACAAATGGGTCAAAGCGATATTCAACAATTAATGCAAGCTGGTGGTGTCCAAAGGCAATTAGCTCAAGCTACGTTAGATGCACAAAGACAATCTACTTTACAACAACAATATGAGCCTTACCAAAGAGCAGAATTTTTAGCTAACCTATACGCTGCTGGACCTAAAACACAATCAGGTGTCACGATGGGTACTACACCATCAACAAGTCCATTAGCACAAGCAGTAGGTACAGGAATAGGAGCATTTGCGGCTTATCAAGGTGCTCAACAATAGGAGGATTAAATGAATAGAGTTTTAAACCGACCTATGTTTCGACAAAAGGCTTTAAGAAAAGGTCACTTAAAACCTATACATGCACAAGTAGGTGTCATGGTAGGTCCTCCTGGTCCTAATGTTACTGGTGTTGTAAATCCAAATAGACTGCCAAGCACAGTAGTAAAACCTCAAGGTTTTTTACAAAAACTTGGTTCAGAATTCAAACAATCAAGACAAGGTATTCAACAAATTATGAATCCTAAGAGTCCTCAATTTTCTGCTAAAGGAACATTTGGATCTGGAAGATTAATTCCAGGCTTGCTTGGTGTGGAAGGTATAGCATCTGTAGTTGATCCTTATGTTGGTCAGTATATAGAAAATCCTCTTGCAAGAAGTTTAGTTACTTATGGTATATCGGGAGCGGCTGCCTTAAATCCATATGTTAGAGCTGCAGGTCTTGCAAAATTTGGATATGATGTAGCAGATAAATATGCTTTTAAACCAATAGCGGCAGGTATGAAAGCTTATAGAGAAACACCTGTATCTGAAAGAAAAGTTTTACCTGCAATAGATGATTATCTAGGAGATGCACAATTAGTTGGAGCTGAGGGTGCACCTGAAAAGAATTTAACTGCTCAATCATTAAAACAAAACAAAGGTGCTAAGCCAGGCTCAGGTAGAATAAATTATAAAGATAGATTAACTGAAGAGGATAATAAATCCGAAGTTGTGCAAGGTGATGTAGATATTTCAAAAGTAGTAGCTAACAATGTAGATCCTAATTTGAAAGCTCCTTTGATTGGTGCTAAGAAAACAACAATACAGGATAATATGCCACCAAAAGAAGATAAAACATTGTTGGCTCAAAAAACTGATGAAGATGTTAAAACTGAGGAAGACGCAAATAAAAAATTAGTAAAAGATCAAGAACAAAACACAGCTACAGGCAAAGTAGCTGCAGGCGATGGAACACCTGTAACAAACGAAACGATTGCTTTGGCTAAACAATATAGAAAAGAATTGATGGCGGGACAAAAGTCACAAGCTAAACTTGTATTTCTAGCAAACTTAGCCTCAGGTTTACTTACTGGTAAAACCACCAAAGGTGGCATAGGTGGGGCACTTGAAGTATTCGGAGCTGCACTTGGTCCTGCAGTTAACAACTATGCAACAATCAAACTTAAAGAAAATGAATTAGAAAATGATTTTATGTCTGATGCATTGGAGCTTGCAAGAGATGAGATAGAGGCAAGAAATGCAGTTCTTGAAGCACCAGAATTTCCTGACGCAACACCAGGCATCATACAAATTACTGATGAAAGAGGAACTCAAAACGTTACTGCTAGAAGATTAAAAGATGGAACGGTTCAATATGCTGTGTATGGACAGAAAGATCCATATGGCAGACAGTTATTCATTACAGCACCTTATGGATCATATGACAAATTCTTACAAGCAGATTTTGCTGCAAAAGAACAAACGGAAACTTTACATGATCTGTCTTCTAAATATAAAGCTTACAGCTTAGGTAGAGACTCAATTAATATCTTAAAGAAAGAAGATGTTGTTGGAGGTCCTAAAGGTAGACTTAACATCTTTACTAAACGTCTAGGTGATGCAATGAATGACTTTGGTATGGGCTTCTTCGGTCAAGAAGATGGTATGGCAAAAATAGCAGAGATGAGAGAAGATGTTAAACAAGGTTTGATTAACGGTGGTAAAACAGAAGAAGAAGCAGAGAAATATTTAAATGATAGGTTTGGTAAAGGTAATTCTTTATTTAAGAAAACTTTGAAAGAAATGGGTGTGTTCAAGGATACAGGTGCAGACCTAGAGAGATTAGCTATCAATGAAACTATTTTGACTTATGCATTAGCTAACTCATTGAAATCAAAAGATAGGTTAACAGAGAAAGACATTAAGATGGCACAAAACCTTGTCAACGTATTCCCAATGCTAAGAGGGGAAAAATCTGTTATTCAATCATTAGAAGCTGTTAATGAAACAATCTTGAAAGATATTGAACGTCTCGAGTTTGATTACACTAACGCATACTTGGGTGACTCAATAACTATTTCTAACTATAGAAGAAGATACAACATTACTGATCCAGAAGGACAAGCTATACAGGGAGATCTTCCTGGATTCTTTGATGGAATGAGCACGGAGGATGTATTAGGTAATATACAGTTACAATAATGGCTACACTAAAAGAACTTCAAAAAAAATTAGATAATAAAGATATAAGTCTTCTTGAGTTAGATAAGAGAAGCAGACAGGCTATTGATGAGCTTATAAAACGAGGCGAACTTAAAGGACCTACAATGAGTGAGTTAGGTTTACAAAAAGAAAAAGCAGCAGGCGACATAGCAAGAAGAGATGAGTTCTACGCTGATCCAATAGGAGCTGCTCTCAAAGCAGAAGACTCTATGTTCAAAGGAAGACCAACTGCAGAACTTGCAGGTGACTTATCTGGATCTATCGCACCTTATGTGGCTATGAGAAAAAAAATATATGGTGCTGCAAAGTCTGGTAATCTATGGATGAAAGGTCCTGCAACCATGGCAAAGAAAGCTGCAAACTTAGCAGATAAACTTCCAGGTAGATTAAAATTATTTGGTGGAGCTTTAAAATTATTAGCTAGAGCTGCAGATGTTCCTGAAAAAATATTACGAAGTCCTGCAGGTAGAGCTGAATTGTATTCAGTTTTAGGAGGTACAGCAGGTGCAGGAACAGGTTCAATTACATATGACATGTTAAATGAACAAGCTGGTATAATGATTGCTAATGCAATAACAGATGATTTTAGAGATATACCAGAAAAAGAAATTGATCAAAATATTTTACTAAATGCTGCAAGAGCTACAACAACGGCTGCAAAATGGAATGCAGGAGCTGCTGCACTTACACCTTTTATAATGGGTCCATTGGGTAAATTGGGTGTAAAATTATTTGGTGCTAAAGGAGAAAAGGCTGCAAGATTATCTGAGTTTGCAAAAGAAAAAGGTTTACCGCTTCCTCTTATGACAGGAATAGAAGATGGTGTTTTTTCTGAATTAGGTAGAAATTATTTTAAGACTGTTGGTGTATTTCCATTTGTATCAGGTATAGGAAGAAAAGCATTACAAGGTGCAGAGCAAGAGGCAAGTAAAATGTATCTTGATGGAATTGTAAAATTTGCACCACTAATGAAAACATCAGCTCTTTCATCATCAATTTATAATCAAGCTGCACAAGTATTTAAAGAAAACGCAGCTGTAATTGGTGCAAAGTATACAATGTTTGAAGAAGTTGCTGAAGCTATGGGTAATCCAAGAGTAATAGGATTAGATAGAACAGCTAAATATGCAAGAGAACTTGTAGAACAAAATAGACAACTGTTTCCTGACATACCTGGATACTCTCAAGGCATAGGAGATATAGATGTAAAAGCAATTGATAAATACTTAAAAGATGGTGCTGACCCATTGTCTTTATACATGAAAGCTATTGCTTCATTACAAGGATCTTTAATTACTCCAAAAGAATATGGCGGTGTAATGAGAATGTTAAACAGAGCTATTGAAGGCACAGATTTTAAATTACCTACAGGTTCAGTATGGCAATTGAGAGAATATATGGAACAAGATCTGGCTGAGTTTGGTCAAAAACTTACAAAAGATAATTTTTTAAGAGATGATGTGTTAAGAGAGAGTTATGAAAACATGGTGAAACAAAGTGGTAAAGAATTTGCTGATGCAGACATGGCTTACAAAACCACACAAGGAATGCAAATGTATGATAAGTTAAAAGAAGCTAATGCAACATTCTCTGCATTGATGGGTTTCATCAAAGACCCGATTGTAAAATCGTTTAGAAAGTTTGATACATCATTATTTACGCAAAGAGGCGTTAATGGAATTACAGGAGTCGGAGGTTTACCGCGAGACTTAATGTTTAAACAAATGGAAAAAGATGTTTTTGCAACAAACTCAGCAGAGGCTATTGAACAGTTTAAAGTAATTATAGGTGCAGCAGGTAAAAATGCTACATCAAATGGTAAAGCTTTGTTTGAAGCTGCTAAAGCAAGATATTTATTTAACACATTCTTTAAATCATTTGATACAGCAGGAAGTCCACAGGCAAAATCAATTTTTGATGATGTGGCTGAAAATGTCATGGTTAAATCAGGTAACAAATACATGACTGAAGCAATGCAAGAATTAGGAACAGATACTGTTGCAAGTGGTAGAGCATTTTCGATTGATGATGTGAGATTGAATAATGGTATTTATGATGTATCAAAAATTAAATTTAGCCCAAAAGACTTTGCAGATTTCAACATAAACAAATTTATGGACAACCTTGGAATTGGTAAAGCCACAGAAGATCTTGGTAGAAAAAAAATGGAATCTATGTTGGGTAAAAATGGTTTTAAAGAGTTTACAAAATTCACAGACTACATGAAAGCAATATCTGACGTTGACATATCTGATACTTCTACATTCCTACAAAGAAGATTTACTTTATCAGGAGGTAGAGGTGTATTATCAGGTGTGGTTATTGGAGGTGGTATGGCTGCAGTTAATCCATTAGCACCTGCAGTATTTTTATTTTTGGCAAGAAAAGCAGGAAGAATTTTATCTGATCCAGTTGCATTAAGATATTTGAATGATGCTTTAGGTAGTGATGAAGCTTTAAAAATTGCTAAAGGCGAAAAAATTAGAGGTCAAAGATACGGAAGAAGTTATAGCTCTAAAATTACTGCTGCGGGACTTACACAGAAACGTGAAGCATTTGCAAGATTAATGAATTATGTTTTAGATGAAGAAGAAGATAATCCAAAAATTAATCCAAGAGATATTGATCCAGTAAGAATACAAGATGAAATATTAGGTATGCCTTTTGATTCACCGCAACCAAGATATGATGAAAAGACTTTACCGAAAGAAACAATACAATCAATGTATGCACAAGACTTTGTACCAAGTTCAGGTAATGTTGAGACAGATAATCAAATGGTAGACTATGTTCAAGCTACTGCAAGAGCAGAGATTGAAACTGAGAACGAACAGGCTGCTAGAGATATTGAAGCAGATGAAGCAAGAGTAACAGAGAATATCGAATTAGAAAATCCTGTGCAACAAACACCGGCCACCGGACAACAAGTAAACGCACAACAGTTTTCGGCTTTATTTCCTAACGACCCAACAGGAGCTGCTATAGCGCAGAGAAGAAGAAATGTCTAAAGAGGCTTTACAAAAAATAGAATCACACGAAAAACTTTGCAGAATAATGCAAAAACAAACACATGATAAAATTCATAATCTTGAAAAGTCTGTGAGCAGAATAGAAAAAATAATGTTGACTTCAGCAGGTGTATTAATTACAGGTATGGCATCAGTCATAATTGTATTAATTACACAATGAAGTTAATTAGAAAATATCCATACAAACATTACAATAGATTTTCAGATACAACTGGTAGGAAGTATTTGGTTGATAATGTGAAAGTCCCCTCAGTAACAACTATACTCAGTGCCACTAAAGACAAAAGATTTTTAGATAATTGGCGTAGGCGTGTAGGAGAAAAAGAGGCTGATAGAATTATGCAACAAGCATCTACTGTAGGAACTGAGATGCATCAGGTTTTAGAGTATTATCTAACAGGTCAAGGATATTACAATGCTCAAGAAGAAGGCACAAAACCTAGAATGATGGCCAAGACCATTTTAGATAATATTAAATTAGATGAGATTTGGGGAAATGAGATAAGCCTTGAATATCAAAATAAATTTGCAGGCACTTGTGATCTAGCAGCTGTGGCCTACGGAAAACCAAGCATAGTGGATTGGAAGCAAGCAAATAGGCCAAAAAAAGAAGAATGGGTTGAGGACTACAAATTACAGCTAGGTGCCTATTATTTAGCCCATACAACGAACTACGGGCCCATAGAACAGGGGGTAATATCAATTTGCACCCGAGACCTCCAATATCAAGAATTTAAGCTCTCAGAGGCGGATTTGAAGGAGTACGGGGATAAATTTTTAGAGAGATTAGAACAATATAATAAATTACAACAACCAGGATCTTAGATCTTCTTCACCAAGAGTTTTGGCAGCTATCTGTCCTTTTTTTGTTAAAGCCTTCATAATGGCTTCATCCAGAGTGTTTCTAGCTACAATATCAATATAAACCACAGAACCTTTTTGGCCCATTCTATGTGCCCTATCCTCTGATTGCATACGAACTTCTAGATTGTAATTATTTGAGAAGTAAATAACAGTATTACAAGCAGTAAGAGTGAGACCAAAACCGCCAGTAGTAGGATTTCCGACCATAAACCTAGTCTTTTCATCTGTTTGTATACGTTCAACAGCTTTTTTTCTATCTTCGACATTAACTTCTCCATAAATAGATACGACAGATTCTTCTCCATACTTCTTCTTTAGAAACATTATAATCTGTTTGATGTTATGAATATAGTTAGCCCATATAATAATCTTACCATCTGTTTCATTGATTATTTCTTCTAACGCATTGATTTTAGACTCATGTAAACTCATGATTTCTCCATCATCATTCTTAGTAAAACCATTGCATACTTGATGTAACTTTATAATTTCTGTAAGTTTATTAGAGAATGATATTGTACTATCTTCAACTATGGCCAATGCTGAAGTTCTTAAACGATCATATATATTTTTGCTTTCACCTTCGAGTTCAATGTATCTTTTCTGACGTACCTTCGGCTTCAGGTCTAGACATTGGTCTTTTCGTATTCTAGTAGAAAACTGTTGCAGTCTTATTTCTAACTCCTCCAAGCGTTTATAATATTTTGGAACACTAATATATCTACCTGAACCTACAGGTATATCAGTCATTTCTGCATACCTATTTCTAAAAGCGAGATAACTTGAGAAACCTAATAATTCTGGACTTAAGAATTGACATTGTGTAAAAAGATCCAATGGAGATTTTGTTATTGGGGATCCTGTTAGTATACGCCTTATATACGATAATTGCCGTAATCCTAAAATGTTTTTTGTTCGTTTTGCTTGTCGGTTTTTTATGGTGGTTGATTCATCCAGTGCTACAAAATTTAATTTATTTTTAGTTAAATAATCAACACAAGCTTCATACCCCCTTTTAGTTGATAAAGCCTCTACGTTAATTAGAAAGATTCTAAGGTCTTTGTAATCATTTAATTTTGTATAAACACTAGGTTTATCTATATTCCATTTATAAGTTTTATATTTAAGTTGATCTGGTAAATGGGTTTCTATCTCAGTTTCCCATACTGTATACACAGATTTTGGTGCAATAATTAGAGCAGCAGTAATTTTTCTTTGAAAAAATAAATAAGCAATATTATCAATAGTTACTTTTGTTTTACCTGTACCCATCTCCATGAAGTAAGCCCATTGGACTTTTTCAGCAGAAGCTTCTAATGCCTTACGTTGGTGTTCGTAAGGTTTTGTTTTATACGGGTATTTCCACATCTGCGAATTAAATATATTTTCTTGTTGCAAATTTCAAGAGATTATTTTAAGAGACTGCAGGAGGAAAATATGGATATAGAAAAAATGTCATCCATTGACATTGATCAAGATAATGTCAAATCAATATCTGATAAATGTAACCAACTCAATGAACTCCAAAGTCAACTCAAAGAAAAGGAAGAATCGATTTCATTATTGAAACACAAAATTCGAGACATGGAAGAACGAATCATTCCAGAGATGATGCAACAGGCTGGTGTGTCTTTATTAAAACTTAAAGATGGATCAACAGTAGAAGTTAAACCTTTCTATGCTGCAAAAATCCCTGAGTCTAGAGTTGAAGAAGCCTTTTCTTGGTTAAGAGAAAAAGGTTTTGAAGACTTGATTAAAAATACCGTGACAGCTTCGTTTGGTCGTGGTCAAGATAATCAAGTTTCTGAACTTATAGGTGTCTGTGAGAAGTTTGGTTTTAACTATAATAAAAAAGAAAAAGTTGAACCAATGACTCTTAAGGCGTTTGTGAGAGAGCAAGTTGAAACTGGTAAAGAATTACCATTTGATTTGTTTGGAGTATACATTGCTAATAAAACGAAAATAACAACTAACAAGTAACGGAGGAAACGTGAAGATAAAAGACGGACAATCGAACGAAGTGTCGATTAAAAAAGAAGGTCAGCTAGCTAATATAAATATTGAGCAGTTTGCTGACGAAGGATTTGAGAATGTAGATTCTAAAAGTCTAGCATTACCATTCCTTAAAGTTCTGGGACAACTATCACCACAAGTCACTCAAGGTGATAGTAATTTTATGCCAGAAGCAAAAGCAGGTATGATCTATAATACAGTTACCGATGAATTGTATGATGGTCAAAAAGGAATAACTGTAATTCCTTGCTTTTACAAATTGGAGTACATTGAATGGAAAGATAGAGATAAAGGTGCTGTCGCTCCTGTAAATGTTTATCCTGCAGACTCAGATATCATGAGTAAAACAACTAGAGGTGACGATGGAAAAGATCGTCTTGAGAATGGCAATTACATTGAGGAGACAGCTTCTCACTATGTAATGGTTGTCGAAGAAGAGAAGTCATCAACAGCTTTAGTTACAATGAAGTCCACTCAAAGAAAAAAATCTAAGAAGTGGAACTCTATGATGATGTCATTAAGACAAAAGAAAAAGGATGGTAAAGGCTTTTTCAAACCTGCTCCATTCACTCAACAATATACTATGAAGACTGTGTTAGAAAAAAATAACTTAGGATCATGGTTTGGTTGGGAGATCGAACATCAAGGACCTGTGCAAGATCCAGAGGTCATGAAAGGTGCTTTCGATTTTTATGAGAGCTGTAAAAAAGGTTCAGTGAGAGTGAATCATAATAAAGAAGAACAAGTAGCCAAGACTCCATTTTAATTTATGGATGTACTTGACAAAACCTTGGGAGAGTTTGTAGAACTCTTCCAAGGCTCTACTACATATTTTGGTGTTTCCAAACCTACTGGTAAGAAAAATTCTAAAGGTAAGGCAGAATTCAAACATTGGGTTGAACCTTCACCAATGACAAAAGATCATTGGGTGCAACATTTAAAAGGAGAAGCTTATTATGGATCTGTCCCTATCAGAGATGATAATACATGCAGTTGGGGGGTCATCGATGTTGATCGTTATAATATACAGCATCAGGAAGTTATATCGATTATACGGAAAAGAAAATACCCACTCGTACCATTCAGGTCAAAATCCAACGGACTCCATTTAATTTTATTCATTGAAGGTGTAGTTCCTGCATCTGCGATGCGTAAAAAGTTAATTGAGCTTGCTTCTGATCTAGGTATCAATGACACCACTACAGATATTTTTCCTGCGCAAGACGAAGTAGATTTAACACCAGAGAAATGGGATGAAAAAAGAAAAGGTAATTTTGTTAACTTGCCTTACCAAAAGGCAAACATGACAACAAGAGTTGCAATGGATGATAATTGTAATTCTGTAAAACTAGAAAATTTATTTACATTTGTTTCTAAATTTAGACTTACTCCTGCCGAGTTTAAAAAATTAAAAATATTTCAAGATGATAGCACTAAGGATTACCCACCTTGTGTTGTAAATTTTATGAAAAATAAAGTTAAAAAAGGTGAAGGCCGTAACGATGCTATGTTCAATGTAGCTGTGCTGGGTAAAAAAATTAATCCCGATCCTGTCATGTACCAAGATTGGACAAGAGACATGATGACAAAAGTTTGTGAAGAAAGATTACATCCAAAAGAATTAGAAAATATATTTAAAGGAGTCGAAAACAAAGAGTATGCTTATAAATGTAAAACTTCTATTGCAAGAATGCATTGCGTTTCAAGTGAATGTGTAAAAAGAAAATTAGGCATAGGAGCAAATGAAGCTTTGCCTGAAGTAGGTAAACTAATGAAAGTAAATTCTTATCCTGAACCATATTGGATTTTACCAATACAAGGTAAAACTATAAGATTATCAACAAAACAATTATACCAACAACAGTTGCTTGGGGAGCAGCTATTAAATTATGATATAGTTTGGAGGCCATTAAAACCTACAAAAAGAGATCCCGATCCATATAGAGACTGGCTTGAAGAATTGATGGCAAACAAACATGACATGGAAGGTTTTGATTCTACAGAAGAACGTGACGATGTATTTAATAATAGGATGACAAGGTTTTTAGAGGATGTAGAAGATACAACAGAATTTGATCAAATAGATTCTGATAATATTTGGAGAGATGAATCAGAGATGAGATTTAAATTAGAGACGTTTAGATCTTTTATGAAAAAAATGGGTTACAATTGGAATGAAAAAGAATGCACAAGATTTTTAGAACAAGGTGGAGCGAAACCAAAGAAGAAGTTTCAAGGTGTTGATAGTAGACACTGGGTGGTAGCTTTACCGAAACAAACGGAGCATAAAAACAAAGATGTCAAATTCACTAAATCAAAAGCTGCGTGGGAAGACAATTAAAATATTTGGACCTCCAGGTACAGGTAAGACTGAAAATCTGTTAAAACGTGTTCAACGATATTTAAAAAAAGGATATTCACCAGATGAAATTTGTTACATATCATTTACCAACAAAGCTGTTGACGAGTGTGTCGATAGAGTACGTAAAAGATTCAAGGAATATGATCAGGATGATTTCAAATACTTTCGAACATTACATTCTTTGGCGAGACAACAGTTTGCTGAGATTCCCGTTTTAGACCCTAGAGCTGACCTCCTGATGTTTCATACTCAGTATGGAACTGTAAAAGTTAATTACAAAGATGGCCATGACGATGCCAAAGTTTACAATAATTGGTCTTTACAAATTTACGATAGAGCAAGAAACATGAAAATAGATCCTGTAGTTCTTTACAAACAACAATCTAGAAAAGCTGTGAGATTACAGCAGTTCAAATCAATTATTGCTGGGTATGAAGAATTTAAAACTATGGAACTTGAGAACGGCCAACGGACACCGGATAGATTAGACTTCACTGATATGGTTGAAAAATATGTATCAGATGGTTTGGTAGTGCCTTTCAAGGTTTTAATGGTAGACGAAGCTCAGGACTTAACACCTTTACAATGGGATATGGTTGTGAAGATAGCGCAAGGAGTGGATAGAGTTTACATAGCAGGAGACGATGATCAGGCCATTTACGAATGGAATGGTGCTGATGTAACATTGTTTCAAAGGTTTCCAGGAAAAGCTTTAGTCTTAAAAAAATCTGTGCGTTTAAATAAAAACATACATTTTTTTTCTAAATGTTTACTTCACAGTATGGGTGATAATAGAGTTCAAAAAGAATTTTACTCAAACCAAAAAGAAGGCAGCGTTCACAAATGGAATTCTTTGAAGAAAGTTCCTTGGGATATGGAAGGCAGCTGGATGGTATTGGCTAGAATAAATGATGTTAAGAAAGAGCTGCAACAGGAGGCACGTAACTTATCTTTGTATTATCAAGACGTAAAAGGTAACAAATCTTTTGACCCATCACAATTTATGGCAATAGAATATTGGAATAAGATATGTGAAGGTGGTTCTATAAATAGACAAGAAGCGTGTACCATGTACGAATATTTATTAAACATAGATCACGGATACCGGTCATCGGACAGCAAAAAGTGGAGTTTTGCTCACCCAAATCAAGTATTTAATTTTGATGAATTACATCTCAGATGTGGTATGAGAGATGAAAAAGGACCATGGAATCAGGTGTTTAAAAGAAAATTTAAAGATAAAGATAAACAATACTTCAATAAATTAATGAAGGAAGGTGTAGATCTTACTCAGCCACCAAAGATAATTATAGATACTATTCATCAGGTAAAAGGTGGTGAGGCTGACAATGTGGTTCTTGCGAGTAAATGTAATTTTCCATCTCATTTTGACAAAAAGAATTTGCAGGAGAAGGTTAAAGAGTTAAGAGTTTGGTATACAGGAGCTACGAGATCTAAAGGAAGCTTACATTTATTAGGAACTTATCATCAATATAATTTTCCATTAGGAAAATATTACAAACTATACGAGGCAAATTATGTTTAAGAGAATAATAATCGATGCCTTAACAGATAGATACAACGCTCAAATATCTGAGGCAGAGGCTACAATAAAAATATACTTAGAAAAACCTGTTGGAATTGGAGAACATCCACAGCACGTAGATGAAGTAGATAAATTAATTGAAAAAATTGCAAACGCAGAGGAGAAGTTAAGAATATTACAGGAGTTTAAACTATGACAAACAAAGACTTATTTGATGAAGCGTTTCCGCAGGATAAACAAATCGGGGGGAGTCACTATAAATTTTTTACGATTCAACCATATGAATTTATTTCAAAAAATAATCTCTCTTTTTTTCAAGGAAACGTTATTAAATATGTATGCAGGTATCTACATAAAAACAAAATAGAAGATTTAGAAAAAATAAAACACTATTGTGATTTAGAAATAAAAAAACTTAAAGACACAAAAAAATGAACAACGTTGTTCAAGAGTACAATCAAATTTTAAATAAATTAATTAAACGTAATGACACAAAATTATTTTTTAATCATGGATACTATGATGATAACCTGGCGATGTATGACCAAGATGACATGCCTTGGAAAAACAATATAAATTTGTATTTTCATTTGTTAAGAATTGTAGGTTTAAATATGAAAGACATTTCATTATTAGATATCGGTTGTGGTTTAGGTTATGGATCACACTTATTAAAAAAGTATTTTGGATTTAAAAAGGTTTGTGCTGTGGACATCAATTCGAACTCAATTAATCATGCAAAAAATTTATTTAATGACGTAGAGTACGATTGTCAAAATGCAAATAAACTAAATTATGATGATAATTCATTCGATATTGTTTACAACATAGAGAGCAATCATTGTTACAGAGATGATAAAAATTTTTACAAAGAAGTAAAAAGAGTTTTAAAACCAAACGGTCTTTACTTAATGACAGATCCATTTGAAATAATGGATGATTTAATTTTTGAAAAAAATATAAAAGATGTAGGCCTGTACATGCTAGAAAAAAGAAACATAACATTTTTTGTTTTAGGTGCAGTACTTGATGAAATAAATTACTTTAACAAAAGACATAATTTAGATGAAGATGTAAAAAAATTTTACATAGATTTATATAAAGATAAAAAAATTGTTTATGAAAATTTACATAATTACTATATAAGCTATGTGATTAAAAAGGTAGGATGACACATCAATTAAATTTTATTTACAACGACAGTGATTGGGTTTGCCCAAGTGAGTACCCTGACCTGTCACAGGCAAAAGAAATAGCTATCGACCTGGAGACAAAGGATCCAAACATAAAAAACAAAGGTGCTGGTTGGGCTACATTTGATGGGCACATAGTTGGTTTCGCAGTGGCTGCTTATGATCAACAGTGGTATTTTCCTATTCATCATGATGCTGGTGGTAATATGGACTCAGCCATAACCTGCGCATGGATGCAAGACATTTTAAAAACTCCTGCAGTCAAAATATTTCATAATGCAAGTTATGACGTTGGTTGGTTAAAGATAAATGGTTTTGATATCAATGGTCCTATTGTGGATACTATGATTGCTGCTGCCTTAATAAATGAAAACAGATTTAGTTTTAGTCTTAATGCTTGTGCTAAAGATTATCTTGGTGAAATTAAAAACGAAACATTTTTGAATGAGAAAGCAAAAGAGTGGGGAATAGATCCAAAGGCAGATCTTTGGAGACTACCTGCAGGCTACGTTGGTTTTTATGCAGAGCAAGATGCTGGATTAACTTTAAGACTTTGGCAACATTTTAAAACAGAAATTTCAAAACAAAGCTTGCACGATGTTTGGGAGATGGAAATGGAGCTGTTACCCATTTTAATTGAAACAAGAATGCGGGGCATAAGAGTAGATGAAGAGAAAGCTGCAGCTCTTAAAAAAGAATTCAAAGGTAAAGAATCTGAGGTGTTAGGCCAAATAAAAAAACAAACAACTATGGATGTTGATATTTGGGCAGCAAGATCAGTAGCACAAGTGTTTGACAGGATTGGTGTTGATTACCCGCGGACACCGAAAAGTGATGAACCTAGCTTTACCCAAAACTGGTTAGTAAACTGTGATAACCCGATAGCGCAACTAATAAGACAAGCAAGAGAAATAAATAAATTCCATTCAACATTTATAGACTCAATTCAACGTTATGTTCATAAAGGTAGAATACATTCTGAAATAAATCAACTAAGATCTGATCAAGGTGGCACAGTCTCAGGTAGATTATCTTATTCAAATCCAAACTTGCAGCAGATACCTGCTCGTAATAAAGAGTATGGTGATAAAATAAGAAGTTTATTTTTACCTGAAGAAGGTAAACAGTGGGGTAGTTTTGATTACAGCCAACAAGAGCCAAGGTTGGTGGCACACTATGCAGCAAGTGTAGACGAACAATTTACAGGCGCAGATGATTTTATAGATGCTTATAAAAATGAAGCTGCAGACTTCCATCAAATTGTTGCTGATATGGCTGGCATATCAAGAACTCATGCAAAGACAATTAATTTAGGATTATTCTATGGTATGGGTAAAGCTAAATTAGCCAAAGAATTAGGTATTTCAAAAGACGCTGCTGAAAATCTTTTAAATAAGTACCACTCTAGGGTACCTTTTGTTAAGAAATTAGCTGAAGCTGTCACTAACAGTGCCTCAAAATATGGCTTTATTCGAACAATAAGGGGTCGTAAATGCCGATTTGACATGTGGGAGCCTGCTACCTTCGGAATGAACAAGGCCATGCAATACGAGGAGGCTAAGGCCATTTATGGTAATAACATCAGAAGAGCTTTTACTTACAAAGCCTTAAATAGGTTAATTCAAGGATCAGCTGCAGATCAAACAAAACAGGCTATGATAAATTGTTACAAGAAAGGTTATAAGCCTTTACTACAGATTCACGATGAGTTATGCTTTTCTATCAACCATGAAGAAGATATTCATGGGGTAAAGGAGGTAATGGAGAATGCTATCGAAAACCTCAAAGTCCCATTCAAAGTGGACGTTGCATTGGGAAGAAGCTGGGGTGAAGCCAAAGAATAAGTGTCCTAGATGCCAAGGAAAAGGTTTTGTTGAAACTTGGTACGATGCTTCAGAAAGCCATAAGATTACTTCTGAGTGTCCTCAGTGTCGGGAGGAGATTGATCTTCCTTCTCTTCGGAAGGCTGGTCTTTAAACTCCTCTTCATATATTTTTTTAAGTTCTTTGTAATAGTTTGGGTGTTTCCATTCAAACGTCATTTGCTCTCCTTTTATTTTTTTATTTACTATTATACCACGAGCAAAAATTCTATTTTTTAATTTATTGAATAGTAGACGACTGCCTGTTACAGGGGTTTCATTCTAGATGCGACACTGCATGCTTTTTGGAAAATTTAGAGCGCACTAGCCTTGGGAATAAAATTGATTTTTTTTTGCTAGTCTAGCTAGCTATATCGTAAAGACCTTTTTTTGCGTCTTCAACACTTTGATCATTAATCTTAGTTCTAAGATCTTTGATCTTGATATCGATCCACTTCATGTCTGGAGTTACTCTACCCTGCTCCAGTGCTTGGTTCGCCCACTTGGACTCCAACTGAAGTTTTTCCGATATTAACTTTTGTAGTTGCATCTCGGTCAACCTCCTCGAAGGTTATAAAAAGTCTATCTGGATTTAAAAAACCACCAGCATCCTTCTCTGTTACATCTCCTGACTCAACCTTCTTGTAAAACGTGTCAAGAGCAGCCTTATCGTTCTCAGCCTCAAGCATCTCATCAATTAATATGTTTTTATATTTTGCTTGGACGCGATATAGCTTCATGTATTATTATATATCAAAAAGTGATTGAAAATCAACTATGCGCCAATTTTTGGCTTTGGTGGTGGAACTATTGGTTTTGGTAATTGTACAGGTCTGCACTCAAATTTAACCACTATTTTGTTGTTTTCTATGTATTCATCAGTGAATTCTTCATTTTCTTTAAGTGTCTTAAATGTGCCATGTGCCACTCTATAGCCATATTCTACACAGGCTGTGTGGCTTTCAAATGAAAATCCAGGGATATGTGATGACGGACACTGGCCACTGACCACGCTACACATAAACATTACTAATACAAATTTTGTCATAAATTCCTATATTATCCTATAACATTTTTTCCTTGCATATCCCATCTTTTTCTTTATAAGGATCTGATGTTTTTAAAAAATACTAACAAAGAGGTTATCATGAAAACAGAAGAAGAGAAAGCAGCAATGACTGCAGCTGAGAAGTTGGGCGAAGCCTTGGTTTTAAAGCCTGAGTGGGAAGTAAAACCAAAGAGCGTTGTCATGACTCATGTCTTCTCAGTTGAGTTTAATGAGTCAACTAAAGAACTGACATTGACTGTGAATGGTGAAACATACAAATCACATAAGTGTCAAGACATACTAAATGGTAAGATAAAGTTTCATAGCGGATTAAATGAAATGGTTCGTAACTTTAACCTGTGGAGGTTTGATGAGTCAAAATCTAAAAACTAAATCAGACTCCATGGTTTTCAATTCTTGGATTACAAGGATTGATAACATACTTAGTCATGTACCATTAGTAACGGCCAACGGCCACACGCCACTTGAATATTCAGATGATGAGTTTCAACAGGCGATGAAAAAACTTCAACAGTGTGCAGCACATTTTGAAGACATACCTGTCTATCCAATTAATGAGCAGCTTGCACGTAAACTGATTGAGGATCAACTTAAGGAGGCAAATGACAAACCAGATATTTAGTTTTGTTTTTTTGCTTTTTTTATTAATCGTGCCACCAAAAATTTTGTTGATGATTTTTGGAGCACTTATGTACGCAATATTTTATTAGGAGGAAAAGATACATATGAATAATGCGATTAAAAATAAATACTTTGAGACAACTGATTACTCAAAGTTTAAAAAGGCTAGAGGTAATAGACCTGTAGACGAAGCACACGTAAGACAATTAAAAAAGTTAATTGCTGAGAAAGATCTTTTTGATCCGATACGTGTAAATAAAAATATGGAAGTGATTGATGGTCAACACACTTTGCAGGCTAGAAAAGAACTAGACCTGAAGATACCATACATCATAATCAATTCTGATGATCCACTTGATGTTGCAAGACTCAACACAGGTAGAAAGAATTGGTCCATGGAAGCTTATTTGAATCATCACTGCGCGAGGCAGAAAAGAGATTATCAAATTTGCAGAAACAAAATGAGCCAGTATGGTATGAATGTTTCTGAGGCCATGGTTCTTTTATTAAAACAATGCTCACTGTGGAATAGAATTCGAACAGAATTTAAGACTGGAGATTTTCAAATTCCTGCAGGAGGTATTGAAAACTGTGATCGTGTTGGTGCACAACTTATGCAGCTACGAAAATACTTTTTAGGTATGGACGATACAAAACGTAGACTAAAAAGATCTATGGTTTATGCATACATCGTGGCGGACAAACACCCTGATTTTGATTACAAAAGATTTAGGAATGCCTGTGCAACTAAATCCTCTTGGTTCTTATCGGGAACTAGCACGAAAGACTATATCACTATTATTGAAAGGATTTTCAATAGTGGTCGTAGTAAAAAGAAAATAAAACTTCTTGATTTCTTTGAGTCTAAAGAATATCAAGAGCATTAGGAGAAAAACATGGACATCACTAAATGGAAATCTTGTGCAGTTGATATCGAATCATACACTCTGATTAGAGCGATGGGAAAGGCAGGCTTCAGAAGACCTGGTAGCATGATCGCAAAATTAGTTGATGAAGAAGTAAGGAAAATAGCAAAAAAAGAAAACAAGCCTTACGAGAAGATGAAAGAGAATTTGCTTTCACAAGGAAAGAAACTCTTGAACGGCAAATAAACCCTAGGTGCAGCCCCGGGAGACTGGGGCTGTTTCAACCACTATATTTAAATTCAATCTAAATTTACTTTTTGTTGGCCCTACACCCCTGTGTAGTATTTTACTCGGAAATATTTTTGCTTCATCCGCCACATCAAATATTTTTTCATTTTCTAACTCAAGGTAACCATCATTTGTATTAAGTGAATATAAAATTGTGTGAAAATTATCTTTTGTTTCGTCAATATGAAAGTTACCAAGCTCACCTCTTTTGTAAAAATTCCACATAAATCTATGTATTCTAAGTATTTTTAGTTCTGCTTGTTTGCATGCTATTTGTGCAATAATAAAACCAAAATCATTCAATCTAACTTCTCTTTCACCTATTGGAGGTTCATTTGTAATTCTGCTCATACCTTGAAAAGGTAAATCTTTTTTAAATAAGTTATCAAAATATTCATCACTATCATTAGCAATTCTAAAATTTAGACCTTTGACAATGTCAATGAGATAACTGACTGCATCAGGTGGTAGTATATCTTTGACGATAGAGTAAGAATGCATCTAATATTAATACTTGATATCCATCAGAAAATATATATTAATCTTAATACGTATTCCAGGCCAAGAATGAAAAGGTGAGGCTAACAAAACACCTTATTTCCAAATAACAACGAATCGCTAATTTAACTTTTAATTTAAGGAGATTTTAGTGGGTAAAGCTGCGAAAAAAAGCAGTCCAGAAGCATTGGATCAAGCTCTTAAAAAGCTTGTGATGATATGTCCAAATAAAAAGACATATGACGAGATGACAAGTCTCATGTTTCAGTTGTATTGTGGGAATGACTTTGGTTTAGGAAATTTCAGTTTAGCATTTCTTGATAAAATTGAGGAATGTTGGCGTTCAGGTAGAAAGAAAGCTGCACAAGCTAAAGGTTTAAAACTGGTCGTCAAAAATGTATAGCCACGGTGTAATTCCACATCCATATCTTTTCCCACACCGTGGTTATGCTGATGGATTTATTTGATAAACAATACATTGCTGCATCAATTTCATTTTGTAAAAACTTAGACGGTAAAGAAAGGTCTGAGTTTATAAGCGAGGCTTATGAAGATTACGAATTTGCTGTAACAGCGGGATCTCCAAGAATTTTACAAAGGAGGTTTCGTGAGTTATTCACCAAACTTGTTAAAAATTTTGGGCACTGATATGGCTGCAGAAGTAATCTCCGATAAATGTCCTGAACAAAGATTGTTTCAAGCTATAGTGCTGCAGGCCTTTGAAGATGCTTTGACAACACATGGCAGCAAGCAAGAGTCATATTTAAAAAAAGATGCTCATGATTGGTTTTTAGAAAAAAATAAATCTTTTGAAAGTGTTTGTTGGTACGCAGGTTTCGATCCTGAAATAATTCATGAAAAATATATAAATCTATTAAAAGAAAATAAAATTATATTTACTGAGCTGCAACAGTCTTGGGTTAAATATCGAACTTTATACAAAGAATATAGAGCTGCAGGTGACTCAGGTGAACGAAGAATAATAATGAAAAAAATTGTAAATTTACAAAAAAAGAAGTAAATTATTTTATGCTTTTTCCCAGCTTTACCTGCGTAGATAATTTTCTAGATGATCCTGACAGTGTAGTAGAGTTATCAAAAAAATTTGATTATGTTAAAACAACAGTGAGTCCGGGCTCCAGGACAAGTAAGCTGCATGAATTAGATTTTGATTTTTTTAATTGGATAAATTTAAAAATTTGTACGATTTTTTATCCGCATCAAATGAGAGATTTAAGATTTAGTGCAGATACATTTTTTCAAAGAACTCATAAATTAGAACATGATAATTGGGTCCATAATGATGGTGTTAGATTTACTGCAATACTTTATTTAAATAAAAATAATACTGCAGGCACTTCTATATTTAAACCAAAGGATTTTAACAGCCAAATAATTGAAAAATCAGGATATTTTAAACATAAGTATTTTAGTAATGAGGAGCATGGCTTACCACCAGATACATTAGAAAAAATTAAAGAAGCGAAAGAATTAAATAATAATGCCTTTGAAAAAACTTTTAGTGTTGAAGGTATTTATAATAGATTAATAATTTTTGATGGTAATGCTTATCATGCATCGAATCCTATGTTGACAGATCATGAAAGACTTACGTTAATATCTTTTATAAGAGAAATTAAATTAGAAGGTGGCCCGATACAATATCCTGTACCTACTATGAAATCTATTTAACGAATATTTTCGGTAAACATAAAAACTGTCTTGAGTCGTATTTTTTACCTGTACCTTTTCTAGTGTAATGTAAGAATACTTGTGCGCACTCTTTTCCTGTAAAAACGTGTCTCCAATGAGCTATTTCTGCTCCTTTGTAGACTAGCATATCTCCAGGCGTAAGCTCTACTTTGATATCTGGTTCTAGATAAATTGGCCATAAGTCTCCTCCTAAATTTAAAGTTGTTGAAATTTCACATTCAAATCTATCTTTGTGTTTTTTTAATTCATCTCCCGTTTTGTATAGTCTTGCATATGCATATTGTTCATCTAATTCGAGGTGAGTTATCTCTTCCATTTTTTTTCGTAAATTGATGAGTATGGTTTCCATTAGTAAATCTCCATAAGTGCACCAGGTGGTCGGTGCTTGGAAGTCTCCTAAATAACCAAACATTTCAAAGTCTATGTTGTCTTTGATTATTTTAGGCCAAGATTTTTTTGTTTTAAAATATAATTCTTTTTTATTGATTAGGTATTGATAAGAGATTTTTGCTGTGTCCGGTGAAATGGCTTGTTTGATGATTTGATATTGTGAATCTAGAAAATTCGTCATGGTGGTCTTAGATGTATAACCCCTGGGGGAAAGTCAAGAGAGCATAAAATGATTAAAACCCCCAGAGGAATATCAATTAAGTGTTTGAAATTAGTAAACACAGGTTAAGTATAACAGAATACCGGCCAACGGACAAAGGTAAATTTTCTTCTATATAGATTATCTAGACCCCTTACTAATAAAAAGTACCCCTGGGGGTAAAATAGGTGTCCCTGGTGTCCCTGATGCTCTATTAGTCATATATATCAACGATAATAGTCCATTTTGATGGTGTCCCTGTGGTGTCCCTGTGGTGTCCCCGAGAGACACCAATCTTGCGGGAACGCAATCAAAACAATTTCAGGTAGTTACTTTGTGATGAAATAATCTATATAATAAAAAATTATGATGAAAAAATTACAAATGTCTGGCTTAGCCTTTAAAACAGCAAAAGAGGCTTTTCGTAAAATTTACAGAAAACAAAAAGCACAGATAAGAGCTGCCAAAAGAGATCCAAATAGAGCTGGTGTTGAGCCTTACGATCTAAAAAAGTCTTTTCTAAAAAAACAATTACGTGGATTGAAAGTAACAGGCCAAGCTGAGTTTAAAGCACAACCAGGATTAAAAAACAGAATTAAGTTAAGTATTGCAAAAGGTAAAGCTGAAAAAGCAAAATTTAGAAAACCTGTAATTGTTGGTAAAGCGTATGCATCAGATAAAGCGGGTAAAACTTTACAAGTGCAGCCACTCACTAGACAACAAAGAAAACAAATGTTGAAAGAGATGGCTATCTCAGCAGATAGAAATTATAAAAAAATTAGATTGAGAAAATTCGGTTATGAAAAAGGTGGTGATGTCGAAACTTTGAAAAACGTTGCAGGTAAATTAGATAAAGCATCTAAGGCACATGCAGGTCAATCTAAAAAATTAAAAAAGATAATTTCTAAATACGTCTAATGGGTTTAAAGAAAAAAGAATTAAGAACTATTGATGATCTTACTCCAAAACAAAAAATGTTTGTGGAGATAATGGTACAAGATCATGGATCGATAACTCAGGCTGAAGCTTTAAAACGTGCAGGTTATGTTTGTAAAAATGAAAATGATTATGGTGTGATTGCCTCCAGGCTTTTATCAAGAAAACATAATCCACATGTTGCTAAATACTTTGATCAAAGATTTGATAAAGAAATCAAAAAGTATGAAAGTGATAATCTTAGAAGATATAAAAGATTTGAAAGATTAGCTGACAAAGCTGAAAAGAAAGATCAATATGCTGCTGCCATCAATGCTGAATATAGATCAGGACAATTAGCAGGGGCTTTTGTTGATAGAAAAGAAGTTAAAGTAACAGGTCTGGAGGGAATGTCACGTGAGGAACTCGAAAACAAATTATCCGAGTTATCGGAAAAGATCGATGGCTATAATGCCAAAACCATCGAGGTTGAGTCCAAGCACGTTGAAGAAGTTGAAAACGGCTAGTTGGTCTGAGTGGATCAAAGTTTTTAACAGCGTGCACAATTCTACGATGTTCACTTCAGTGGGTAATGTAAAGGTAGAGGTGAATGACAAGAAAAAAAATTTCAATAAATAAAAGGTCTAAGAACTGGAAGGACAGATATCCTTTGGTTGAGATTGAATGGTTTGATATTTGTTCTGACAGCTCGTGGCAAAGCATGGATAATTTATTAAAAGCTAAACTGCCTGTGTGTGTTACGAAAGGCCATCTCCTGACTCAATCAAAAGGTATAACTAGAGTGTTTGGAGACTATTCTGAATCTGAAAAAGGTGAGATTGAAGAAATAGGAAATAGCACTATTATACCTAACAGTGTAATTAAAAATATAAAAAAACTGATCTAAATGCCAAGCGAAAGTAATCTCTGGAAAAAGGTAAAAAAAGGACTGACTGAATCGTTTCTAACTCGCATAGAATCTAGCACAATTAACGGTATACCTGATGTTCATGCTGTGCACCAAAAGGGTATTTATTGGTTAGAATTAAAATCAGATGAACTCAGTTATCCTAAGCTTAATAAATGGCAAATAGTTTGGATCAACAAGTATGTAAAAGCAGGTGGTAAAGTATTTATCTTGAAAGAGACCCCTTTGCAGAGGTCTCTTAAACTGTACAGACCGGTGTTCGGTTTCACTGATCCTCGCTCGTTGAAGCCCGTTGCCTCGTTCTCGTTCCCGTTACAATGGCCACTGGTCCAGCGTAACCTGCTGGATCTCCTTCAGGAGGCAGCGTGATCTCGTTCTCGTTGAGAAACCTCGCTCGTTCTCGTTCAAAGGACACCGACTGGTCCCTGCCGGAGCTGCAGCTGGTGACCCGTGCTGCAGCGTACGGAAGCTCGTGCCATTTCCCGCCCCTCGTTTCTTTCCCTCTTTGTTAGTTAGCGGGGGGCCGGTGATGGCATGCACCTGCAGCTGGATCTCGTTCTGATGTCAAGCAAAATCTCGTTCTCGTTTGACAAAGGTCTGACCCCCCCAGCAGCGTGAGCTTCAGGACTGGATCTCCAGGAACTGCTGGTTCTGAAGAAAAGCTCTTGACATTTGTCCCATCTTATCTTATCTAAGCCTGATCAACTAACAAAGAAGGAGGTGCCGTATGGCCCGTACAACGTTACATAAATTAGTAAAGCAAATGAACAAGGAGAACATGCCACCGGATGGTTGGCACGCTGCAGATGCCGTGAAAGAAGATAAACCTGAAGCTGGAAAGGTATATGCATTAACTGGAGGACCAGGTGACCGCTGCATCGCAAACGGTAACACGTGGGCGGAGTCGCTCGTTAAGGAGGAGAAATGAAGGCCTCGTCTCGTTTACAATTGAACCGGCCCCGGCAGTACCTGCTGCTGGGAAGCAGGACTGGCAGCACGGTATGTGGATCATGATCACTGCGTACCTCATCTTACTTCTAATGTTTCCAAGTACTGTGCTCTTCTTGAGTGCAATCACCATTCTCGCTGTCGTAGGGAATTTGTTCTAACCTCGTTGTCGTTTGAACCAGACCTGGCTGGTGCAGCTGACAAAGTTCAGGGGGCTGGGCGCAGGAACTTCTGGTGGCAAGAAGAATGGTAAGGTCGCTAGTTTAGAATGGTTCTAAAAGATAATTGTTGCATTGATAGATGGGATTTGATAAGAGCAGATTGTGGTTGAGATATGTACATCGGCAAACGAAGATATCGCAACTCAACCACGCAAACCATTAACTAACAAAGGAGAAGATATGGGTTTAGACCAACACGCACACCTAAGAGGCACTAAAGTCGATTGGGAAAAATACTACAACGAAGATGATTACGGAGATAAAAATAACATTTTCGTTTGGAGAAAGCACGCAAGACTACAGGAGTTTATGGCTAAGAAATGGGCAGATCAAAACCCTGCTATAAAGACTGAGGGTTTTCTTGCACATCTAGGTTTTAATGGAGATCAAGAAGCACCTTGTTATCTGACTAAGGAAGTCGTTGAAGAACTAGGCGAACAGATACAGAAAGGCTTTTCTGATTATCACGCTGAAGATGGTTTCTTCTGGGGGCAACAATTCCAAGAGGAGAGTGTGAAAGAGTACAAAGAGCAAGATATCAAGTTTTTAAAATTCTGTGAGCAAGCCATAAGCGAGGGCAAGGTTGTAGAATATTGGTGTAGTTGGTAATGCCAAATAATAACAAGCGAGGCGACATTGTCGCCTCGCCTCGTTCTCGTGTGGAAAAGAAAAAGGTTGATGAAACAACTAAAGCTGGGGAACGACACCAGCGCGAGTTCACCGAGATGATTAAAAAACTATTCGGAAATCTAGCAGTACAACTAGAGGTTGAGCCAAATGTTGATACCATTAATAATTTGCTTAATAAAAAAGATAAAAAAAAGTTAAATTAGCTATTGCAATAATAATGGGATTTGATAAGACAAGGGGGTATTCATAAGAATACATAACTTAACAAAGAGGTAAAAATGCAAAAAGCAAAAAAGCTAAATCAAGACGAAAAGAAAATCGTACTTGCATATGCACAACTAAAGCTTAAAGCAAATAGACTAAGTAAAGAGTTAGACACAATGAAACAAAACATTGTTGATTGCTTTGAGAGAACAAATCAAAACTTAATCATTGTACAAGATGAGAATGGTAATAGTTTTGGATTACAAAGAATAAATCGTAAGAGGAAGAAATTTGAAACTGCTAATTTCAAAATTGCTCACAATGATTTATTCAATAAGTTCTGTACTGAAATTGAATATCAAGAGTACAAAGCAATAGGGGATAACAATGCCCAATAATAGTTTAATCAATATTGCTAATGTATTAGCTGAAAGGGTTGGCGAGAAATCGCCAACTCAACTTAAAGATATGTTGGTTTCTAATGGTGCAAAGAAACAACTTAACTATGAAATAATGTTTCAGTTATTAATGGGCGAGTGTGAAAAGCACATATTAGAAAATCAAGGCAACGCTGTTGTTGATGAGTTTAAGAATAACATACTAGAAAAATTTAGTACGTTGGTACAACAGCTAACACCTACACAAGAGTAATAATAAACAAACCAATGGCGCGATTGCGCCATTGGTGTATCTATCGCATAGCAAGGCTCACAACTTACTTCGACCTGCAATTCTAAATTTACGGCACAAATTCGCGTTAGAAGGCACAGCTCTGACGAGCTTTGAGGTTTACAAAGCAATATACATAAATATACTAGGGTCCCAAACGGTATGAATATTGAACATCTTACAGAAGACGAATTAAAGGATCTAATTTTAAAAAAGCAATTAGAGTGGATCAAGTTATGCCAGGATAATTTTTTAATTTTTGCTGAAACTGTTTGGCAAGATTTTATTTATCGTAAAACAAAGGACCCAAAAAAATATGGGCACCATCAAATTATTGCTGAAGCATTTCAAGACATAGCTGATGGAGATGCAAAGAGGCTCATCATTAATATGCCTCCTAGACATACTAAATCTGAATTTGCATCTTATCTGTTTCCTGCTTGGTATATTGGAAAGTATCCAAAGAAAAAAATTATGCAGGTATCACACAACGCTGAACTTGCATCTAGATTCGGTAGTAAGGTTCGTAACTTAATGAACACAAAAGAATATAAACAAATTTTTGGTAATGTTACTTTGAGAGAAGATAGTAAAGCAAAAGGACGTTGGGAGACCAATCATGGTGGGGAATACTTTGCAGCGGGTGTTGGCGGTTCTATCACAGGACGAGGGGCGGACTTACTTATTATCGATGATCCACATACGGAACAAGACTCAATGTCAGATTCTGCTATGGACAGAGCCTATGAATGGTATAGTTCAGGACCCAGACAGCGTTTGCAACCAGGAGGCCGTATCCTAGTTGTAATGACCCGGTGGGCGGTAGACGATCTTACTGGTCGTTTAGTGAAGGCTCAATCAGAACCAAAAGCGGACAAGTGGAACGTAATTGAGTTCCCTGCAATTTTACCAAACGATAAACCTGTATGGCCAGAGTATTGGAGTAAAGAAGATTTAGATTCTGTCAAAGCATCTATCTCAACGAAGAACTGGAACGCACAATACATGCAGGACCCAACTTCAGAAGAAGGTGCAATCATAAAACGTGAATGGTGGCAGGATTGGGATAGAGATTACCTCCCAAAATTACTACATGTCATTCAAAGTTATGATACTGCATTTTCAAAAAAAGAAACTGCAGACTACTCAGCGATAACAACATGGGGAATCTTTGAGCCTGTAGAAGGTTATGAAAAATGTATTTTACTTTTAGATGCTATGAAGGGGAGGTATGATTTTCCAGATTTAAAAAATGTTGCAATAGAGCAATATAAATACTGGGAACCGGAAACTGTAATAATTGAAGCAAAAGCATCTGGACAACCATTGATACATGAGCTTAGACGTGCAGGTATACCTGTTATAGATTATGTGCCTGCAAGAGGCAGAGATAAGCATACACGTATCAATAGCTGTGCTCCTGTGTTTGAATCTGGCATGGTATTTGCTCCTTTGGATGAGCACTTTGCTCAAGAAGTAATTGAGGAATGTGCTGCTTTTCCGAACGGTCAATATGATGACTATGTAGACAGCATGACCCAAGCTGTGTTAAGATATCGACAAGGTGGATTTGTTTCAACGTACTCGGACGATTGGGACGACCCGCCAATAAAATTAGAAAAAGAGTATAAATATTATTAGGAGAACCTATGCCGATAAGAATTTTGAAAAAAGATAAATCTAAAAAAGATACTTTTATTGAGGGGTCTGAAGTTGCAAGAAGTAAATTAAAAAACACTGATGCAAATGAAGGATTTAAAACAGATAAAAAATTAACAGGCGGCCAAGCAAAATTAGACAAGAATAAAAATAACAGAATCGATGCACAAGATTTCAAAATACTTAGAGCAGAAAAAGCAAAAGGTAGAGGTAAAGGTTTACAAGACGAGAAGATGAAACCCGGTAAAGTCATGAAAGCTAAAAGAGGTGACTTTATAAAAAGAAGAATGGAACTTGCTGGTGCTAAATCAATACCTGGCACTACTGCTAAATCTGCAATGGGTAAAACTTTTTCTGGATACCAAAAAGTTTTTAAAACAGGTGTGAGTGCTGGAGACAAAGGAAAAGCTGTTAGCACAATCATTGGTGTAAAACCAAAACTACCAGAAGCATCAAAAAGCTCTAAAATAGCTAGAAGAGCTTTGAAAGCAGCACAAGCAACATCTCTTGGTAAAAAACTTTTATTACCTGTTGCTGGGGCAGTTGCTGTATCACAATATTTAAAATCTAAAATGAAAAAGAAAAAAGATGAGCCTAAGAAAAAAATGGGTGGCGGCATGATGATGAGACCAACTAATTATGCTGAAGGTGGAGACGCTCAAAGATCTCCAACTGCCGCACAAGCAAGAAGAATGGGACAAAGAAAACCGAAACCAGGAAGAAGAGCAGGAGTACCAAGCTTACCTGGAAAAGACAAAAAAAAGAAACAAATGTTTGTTATCTTAGGTGAAAATAAAAAATATAGTGGTGGTCAAGGGGGTCTCGAAAGAGATGCAGATAATAATCCTTACAGATACAGTTATGATGCAGATCCTTTTTTAAAAGATAAAACTATCGTAAGAGTCACCAACAAAAGTGTCGGTGGTTCGGTGACCGTTAAAACTAAACTAGGTAGAAATAAACCTACAAAAATGTATTAGGAGGGACGATGTCCCTTAAGAATATCTTATTTGGGATAGGCCGTAAGGTATTCGGTAAGAAACCAGATCCATCACCGGCCACCGGACAAAAACAAAAGCTTCTCACTTACGAGAAGCCATTGACACAGGACACCGGAAAAGAACTAGCAAAGGTAGAACTTAAAAACCCACCTGTTGTTTTAAAGAAAACAAAACCACTGCACATGGGTGATGACACAGCACCTGCTTTTGGTTCATCTACTTATGATTGGATAATGAAAAAAGGTGCAGGTAAGTTTTCTGCAGATGAATGGATAGATCATTTAACGTCAACTAGAAAAGTTAATCTAAAAGTATTTGGTAAACCTACTTCAAGAACTGTAAGAGAACCCAAAAAATTTAGATATGACTCTGGCCCATTTCAAGGAAAAGAAGTTGTTATTAACAAAGAAGAATTGTTTGATTCTAATTTAGCTATCTTTAATGAAGCTGGAGATTTAACAGGCGGATTATTATATGCAGCTAAGAAGTTTGGATTAAAGCTAGATGGTAATGATCTAGGTGCTATGATTAAATTAAATCCTGTGAATAGATTGAGACCTGTAGAACTTGGAATGCCAAAAGGTGCTATGGAGACTTTTGAACGAACTACTCAAAATGCAGCTGATCAATTAAAAAATATAAGAAAGAATTATGCACAATCAGCTATACGAGGATCTGATGAAATTACAGATGGTATAGATGAAGTTATATATAAACTTGGTGGTTTAAGAAATGATCAAGGACGAGGTGCTATAACTGCTTTCGCAGATGAAATCAAAGCTGTCAGAAATAATGCTAGAATGAGACCTGAAGATAGAAAAGTTATGAACAAAGTTTTAGGTGAAGTAAACGAGGCACATGCACCTTTGAAAAATAATAAAACCTATTACGGGGGCGAAACAAATTATACTCTTCAAGGAGGAAAAGATTATCGAGAAACAATTATGGTTTTAGATGATCCAATTTCATCAAATCGTAATCCTTTCAATAAGGGAGGTCATTTTGGTGAGGCACTTCCAAAAGAAACTAACAATATTTATCACATAAGATATGACACAAGATTTACACCAGAGGGTAAAAAAGTATTTATGATTAATGAAATACAATCTGATGTTAACCAAAGCGTAGCCAAACAATTATCTAAAGTAAAACAATTATCAGGAGATACTAGAACAAATCCTTTTCAAGCAGACCTTGAATTAAACTTACTTGCAAACAACAGAGCAAAGATTATGCAAGAGATGAACGAAGCCATGGCTAAACGACAACCTAATAAAGTACAAGCATTGTCTGCTGAATTGAGAGATGTACAAAACAAATTAAATAGAACTTTCTCAGGAAGAAATACAGGAGGAGAAAGATTTGATTATTTTCCACTTGTTGAGGCCGATGCTTATGGAGATCATGCACTTAAATATCTTACACAGAAAGCTGCAAGAGAAGGTGTTGACTACGTAGCCGTTGCACCGTTTTCAAAATTAAGTTTTAGACAGGGTTATAAAAAAGGTAATGAAAGATTTTATGGATACGCAGATGGTAAAGGTATTGATAAAAGAGGTAAAGCTGTAATGCCAGAGCTGATGAGAAAACTAGGAAACTTTTATGGAACAAAAGCAGGACCCACAAAAATATCTCTGTCAGATCCTAAACTTCCTTACAAAAGTGTATCGAAAGAAAAATTTAAATATCCAGATTCACACAAGATGAAAGGCAAAGAGATAACAAATGAGTTTCATACTGAAGCCGTTAAAGATCCAAAGAAGGGATATAAGCTTATTTTACAGAATGATCCAAGGTTGTATTTTGATGCTTTTGCAGTTAAAGTATCTCCATTAATGAGGCAAACACAGAAAACCTACAGACACATGGGAGGTCTTGTAGTAGATATGTTCAAAACAAGAAGGTATAATTAATTATGGCTGTAGAGAAAAATAATGAAATTGTAGATGAGGAAATCAAGGTAGAAGAAATTCAGGAACAACCTGATGGAATGCCTGTAGATGTCTCTGTTGAAGGTGAAGAAGTAGCTGAGGAAAGACCTCAAGACGATTTTAATGCCAATCTAGCAGAGAACATGGATGAACGTACTTTAAGAGAAATGGCCTCTGAGCTTGTTCAAGAATACAAAAAAGATAAGCTATCGAGAAAAGATTGGGAAGATGCTTACATCAAAGGCTTAGACCTGTTGGGTACAAAGTACGTAAATGTGACAAGACCTTTTAAAGGTGCCTCTAACGTTACTCACCCAATGTTATCTGAAGCTGTAACACAGTTCCAAGCACAAGCGTACAAAGAACTTGTACCATCTGATGGTCCTGTAAGAGTACAGACGATTGGTTTAGTAACACCTGCTGTAGAACAACAGGCAGATCGTGTGAAAGAATATATGAACTATCTTCTTATGGAAGACATGGAAGAATATACAACTGATATGGATCAGATGCTTTTCTACTTACCACTTTCAGGTTCTACATTCAAAAAAATATATTATGATGAATTACTAGGAAGACCAGTATCTAAATTTTTGCAGGCAGAGGAAATAGTAGTTCCTTATTACGCGTCAGATTTGAAAGATTGTGAAAGAATTACTCATGCTTTCAAAATGACTAAAAACGAAGTTAATAAAAAAATGGCTGCAGGATTTTATAGAGATATAGAATTAACAGAAGGACAACCAGAGCCAGACAACTTACAGAAAAAATTAAATGAAATTGAAGGTGTTAAAAAAACAGGAGACGATTATCTGCATACAATTTTAGAAATGCATGTTGATTTAAATTTAGATGACTACGAAGATTTTGATGAAAATGCTAAAGCGGTAAAGATTCCATACATAGTTACAATTGATGAAGGCTCTGGAGAGATTTTATCTATTTATAGAAACTACAAACCTGGTGATTTAAATTATGCAAGAGTAGAATACTTTGTGCATTACAAATTTTTACCTGGTCTTGGCTTTTATGGTTTTGGTTTAACACATATGATTGGTGGATTATCAACTGCAGCAACACAAGCCTTAAGACAATTGATCGATGCAGGTACTTTAAAAAATTTACCAGCAGGATTTAAGTCTAGAGGTATCAGAGTTAGAGATGATGACCAACCAATTCAACCTGGAGAGTTCAGAGATGTCGATGCACCGGGTGGAAATATAAGAGACCAATTCTTTAACCTACCTTTTACTGAGCCTTCAACAACATTATTTAATCTTTTAGGTTTTGTTGTTCAAGCAGGACAAAAATTTGCGGCAACAACTGATAATAATATCGGTAACGATGCACAAAATAGGGCTGTTGGTACTACGATTGCTATGATGGAACGTGGTTCACGTGTGATGAGTGGTGTTCACAAGCGTTGTTACTACGCAATGAGACTAGAATTTAAAATTTTAGCAAGAATTTGTGGTGAATTTTTACCACCAGAGTACCCGTATGACGTTTATGGTGGCCCAAGACAAATAAAATCTGCAGATTTTGACGGAAGAGTTGATGTTTTACCAGTTGCAGACCCAAATATTATGTCTATGGCGCAAAGAGTGACGCTTGCACAGACACAATTACAAATTGCACAGACAAATCCTGCAATTCACAACATACATGAAGCTTATAGACGTGTTTACGAGGCACTTGGTACGAAACAAATTGAAACAATTTTAAAACCTGCACCAAAACAACCTGAACCAATGGATCCTGCAAAAGAAAATGCAAGAGCATTGCAAATGAAACTGCTTACAGCCTTTGAATTCCAAGATCATGATGCCCATATAGCAGCACACATGGCTTTTATGGCTACAAGAATGGTGCAAATTAACCCGCAGGTGTATGCTTTGATGCAATCACACATATCTGACCACATTTCTTTCAAAGCAAGAGCAGAAGTTGCAGCTACGATGGCACAAGATCCAAATATGGCTGCTATGCAACAAGCTGATCCGGAACAATTTCAAATAATGTTTGATGCTGAGGTAGCAAAAAGAGCTGCAGCTATTACACAAGAGCTAGCACAAACAGAAATGCAGGCAAATCTTGCAAAACAAGATCCATTAGTAAGAATTAAACAACAAGAAGTTGATTTAAGAGCTATGGACATGCAAAGAAAAGCAGAAGAGACACAATTTAAACAAGAACAAGAAAACCAAAGAGCTGCAGAGAGATTAGAATTTGATTATGATCGTCTTGCAGTTCAAGACCAACAATCAGATGAAAGATTAGACGTAGCGAGGCAAAAACTTGAGAAGAAATAACGAAAAAGGATTAAGCGGAGGAGTTTCAAGCGGGCCACCACCTGAAAGAGGACCAAAACCACAAGGTCTGAAAAAAGGAGGGTGTCCACATAGAGAACCAGGAGTAAAATCTGACATCAAAGGAATTAAAAACATACAAGTCACTGGTAAAAAATTCATCGGCCTACGATAATCTTACAAAAGAAGGTAAAATACTTTTTCTTGCAGGAATTTTTGATGGAGAGGGTAGTTTTGGTATTTGGGGTAAAGGCAATGGTAGAAAATCATTTCAATGTTCTATTGAAATGTGCGATAAAGACATAATTCAAAGATTTAAAGATTTTTTTGGTGGTTCAATACTACCTGTAAAAGTTCGAAATCCTAAATGGAAACAAACATGGAAGTGGAAGATGTCAGGTAAAGGGGCTTTCGCAACTGTCGGAAAAATGGTAGACTATATGTGTCAACGAAGGAAGGACAAGTACAATGTGGTTAAGTGCAATCAAGTTAGCGGTTAGTGCGGGTAGCAAAATTTACGCTAACAAGCAAAAAGCTAAGATGGCAATGTCTGATGCTCAATTATTACACGCAGAGCGTCAAGCACGAGGTGAGGAAGCTTACCAAGGAAAACTTTTAGAGGCTCGACAATCAGACTGGAAAGACGAGGCGGTCCTCATCATATTAAGTTTGCCCGTGTTGGTGCTCGCTTGGGCAGTGATATCGGATGATCCAACTGCGATGGACAAAGTAAAACTTTTCTTTGATATGTTCTCACAGCTCCCGTCATGGTTTACAAATTTGTGGATCTTGGTCGTGGCATCGATATATGGTATAAAGGGAACACAAATATTTCGTAACGGAGGAAAAAAATAGATGACTAAATTATGTCCTAGAGGTAAAGCTGCAGCGAAGCGAAAATTTTCGGTCTATCCTTCGGCATATGCGAACGCATACGCTTCTAAAATTTGTGCAGGTAAAATTAAAGATCCGTCAGGAACTAAAAGAAAAGATTGGGGACCAAAAAAAGCAAGTGAAGGTGAATTTATAAAAAAACCACAACCACCTTTAAGAAATAAAAAGAATATTAGAAGATCTTTAAGTCCTAGAGAAATAGAATATCAAAAAAAGAAAAAAGCTTATGATACTTTAACAGGAAATGAAGACAAAAGACCAAGACCAAAAAGATTTAAAAAAGGTGCACTGATGATTGTAATTGGTATTGGCAAAAAGAAAAAAGTCGATAAGAAAATGGGTGGTGGTATGACTGCAGGTAGTCAATCAGCTTTGGGTAGATTACAAAAAGCTAGAATGATGAACAAAGGTGGTGGTGCTGATACTGGAACAATGGGTGAGAGAAGAAGTGTTATGGGTGTATTTCAAAATAAGATTAATAGATTTTTAAAGGACGCACCAAGCATGAATAAAAGAGATTTTGACAAGTTAAAAGAAAGAACCAAAACATACGTAAAAGCTGAGAGTAAAAAAAATACAGACAGACTTACTGAAAGAGATATTAAGAATGCAAAAAGAGCAATACAATCAGCTAAAGCTAAACGAGCAGCACAAGGATTTTTACCATCAGATCCTATGCCAAAAAAAATGGGTGGTGGCATGATGAAGAGATACTCTAAAGGTGGTGGCTTTGATGCAGGAACTCCAGGCAAAGTAAGAGATATTTTTAATAAACAAATAAGAATTGGTAATAGAATTAGGGGTAAAGGACCTACAAAAGATGATATAGATAAATTAAAAAAAATAGGAAGACCAAAACTAGAAAAAATTGTATCAAGTAAAAAGTTCAATAAAGGCGGCATGGCTGACTACTACAAAGATTTAATGTAATGCAAAAAAACATTCAGTACATGAAAGAGGGTGGACTGAAAAAATGGTTCAGCCAAAAATGGGTAGACATAGGTTCCAAAAAAAAGGGTGGAGGATTTAGAGAATGTGGAAGAAAATCTGCAAGTGGATCAAAAAGAGCATACCCCAAATGCGTGCCTGCTGCAAAAGCCGCCCGAATGACAGAATCGCAAAGG